AAAAATCACAAGACAATTTTTAGTCAAAAATCACAAGACAATTTTTAGTCAAAAAATAAGTATAAAATAATTTCTAATTAATTTTTCTTGGTTTTCTTAGATTTCTTTTTACTAGATGTTCCGGTTGATTCATCTGATTTATGGTTATACCATTTTTCATATCTAGTTCTAAGTTTATCAAGTTCTTCTAACCAAATAGTCTGAATTGTTTTTTCATTCAATTCATTATATTCAGTTTCTTTTTCATTATGTTGATTTTTAAATTCTTCTATTTTTTCTTGAGTCAAATTATAGATAGGCATTGTAAGTAGATAGTCATAAGATATTTTAGTATCATCTCTAGTTCGTCCAAGTTGTGGGAACTTGAGTTTTTCAAGTTTCTCTTCAATCTCATGTTTCTTCTTATTATTAATTTCTATTTTCTTTTCAACAACCATCAAAATAAATTTGACTTTAAAACTGATTAATTTAAGTTGGTGTTCAAGAATAGCAAGTTGATAATCTTTACGTTTTTGATATAGTTCAAGTCTTACTTTATAATAGTCTTTCATAATATCTTCAACAGAATCATACCGTTTAATATGACCTTCAGGGCCATATAAATGCATGTTTGTAATTGAATATTTTTTATACAAGTGAAACTGTTTGTCAATATCTTTAGCTGTATCAAGATATCCGTCTTCAAACGTTAGTTCGAAATGAATTTTTGTATCAGTATTATTATCTTTGTAACTAATAAAAGGATTATCTTTTTTAACTGGTTTCTTAACTTTTTTAGTATCAGGCTTGCTTCTGATAGGAACATCTTCTAATAGTTTCTCAAGATATTCTTTATAATTGCTAGTCCATTCACCAACTGGTAGCTCAGTAATAGTAAGTTTATTATCAGATTGAGACCAAGTACCATAAATCTCATAATTAAAATCATCAATCTTACTTACTATACCTTCAAATCCATTCCACCACGGGTCCATAGAATTAAATTTATCACCATTAATAATGTTTTTAAGATTATCAATGATTTCAATTGGATTATATGGTGGTACTTTAGTTGAAAAACCAGTACCAATACCTTGTGCACCATTAACTAGAATCATTGGAATGATAGGAGCATAAAATTCTGGTTCAATTGGCATTCCATCATCATCTTGTTGATTTAAAATTGGTGTATCCATCGGATTAAAAATTATTGGTGTAAGTTCTTCTAGTTTTGTCCAAATATAACGCGGTGATGCTGCATCATTACCTCCTTTTAATCTACTATTATGAGTAACAATGAAATTACCCAATAAAAATCTTTCATTACCATCTAGAGACCATCCATTAAATGGACCTTTACCTATATGATTGATTTTAAAATCCATATAATTAGTATTAATATTATTATTACTATTTATTAATATTTTTGATGGAATCTCATACAAGTTTTTACCCATAATAATATTTTTACCAGATTTGGTAACTAATGTTGTAAATCCAAGTGTTTTACATAGAAATTGCAAATCAATAATTAAATTATTATTAATGTATTCTGATATTTCAATATATTGTTGACCATCATTTATTTTTATTATTCCATTAATATCAATGAATCCAGCAAGTAACTCTAATCTTGATTGTTTATCATTAAATATATATTCTTTTGGAATATGATTTTTATCATATAACCAAATCCCAAAAATATATGGTTCAGTATTAACTGGTTGTTTTTCCCAATTAATAGTTTTATCATTTGAAATCATTAAAAGTTCCTTTTTAATATTATTAGATAATTTCATATAATCAGATATCTTAATATCAATGGTATCTGATATATTATATTTGGTTTTAATTTCTTGTTGTTTTTCTAAAATCATATTATATGATTCTTTTGGGTCATTAATAGATATTGTTTTAATAGTTTGGCCGTCAAAATAGTTTAATTGTAATGATTTAATAACATTGTTATTTTTATAATTTAATGTAATAATATGTTCACTGTTAACTGTGTATTTCTGTCCATATTCAGTTACTATTTCATACATATCATCAATACCACTAGTTATTTTTAAGACATTGCGGATATTACCATCATCACCAACTAATTTATCACCAATATTAATTCTATCAGCATATTTAATACTTCCATCCCACATTAAAATTTCTGTATCAGGAGATAAACAACCAAACTGACCATTTGGCATCAATATATTAATATTGTTTGACCCAACAAAATTCTGAGCCATGCCAATAATAGCACCCATTAAAGAAGCTTCACCGTGATGGTAAGCTGCTTTATCTGATACAAAACCAGCTAACTGTGCTACTTTAACTTCATCTTTGTCAAGTCCTCTTAAAAATGCACCATATAAAATCTTTCGTTGAGATGGCTTAAGTCCATCAATAATAGATGGAATTGACCTAATTATATCTTCATTAGAAAAGTGAATTAGTTCTGAATGAATAAAATCATAGTATGGAATAGTTTTTTGTTCATATTTGAGTACGTTATTTTTATCATAAGCCATTAACCATTTCTTACGGTCATCAGCTCTTTCCTTAGCAAATGCTAACTTGATAGCATCATCATTGTCATGATTTGGTATAAAAACATCGTCAGATTCATCTTCTGATTCATCTTTTGGTGATTTAATAGTTCCTTTTTTAGCTTCCTTCTCGACATTTTCCCAAAAATAATTAATCAATTTAGTATCAATATTAATAAAATATTCTTTGGCTTCTTGTGAAGTAGAAGTACCAAGACCCTTATAATACTTGACATTGTAACCAGATGATGCATCTGATTCTCTCCATTTATCATAATCAGTTAAATTATAAAATGTAATAATATCTTTACCCTTAATAGCCTTAACAATTGGAGTATTTAAACTTTGAACAAAGTTCTCTCGTTTAACCAATGACGGCCATAGTGTATGTACCATATTAATAAATAAGCCTTTGATATGTGAACCATCTGTATCTTGGTCGGTTAGTAATAGAATATGACCATAACGTAAAGTATTAAATTTTTCATCAGTTGTATAATCTTCACCTTGTTTAAGACCAATAATTAATTTTAAATTTTTAATTTCTTCATTTGCAAGTAATTGGGCTGTTCCAGCTTCTCGAACATTAAGTAATTTACCTTTCAAAGGAAAAACACCCCAATAGTCACGCCCAATAACAGAAAGACCGGCCATTGCTGTAGCTTTAGCAGAGTCTCCTTCTGTTAGAATTAGTGTACATTTATTTGAATCTTTTGTACCAGCTTTATTAGCATCTTCTAATTTAGGGATACCTGAAATTTTAACTTGTTTCTTACCATCAGTTTTCTTAAGTCCAGCATTTTCCTTAAATTTGGCTAGTTCAATTACTTGTTCAACAATACCACACTTTGCTAGTTTTTTCATAAATGTTGGTGTTGGTTCATATTTTGAACCAAATTTATCAACTTTACTTGTTAGCGTATCTTTAGTTTGTGAACTAAATGTTGGATTAATAATCACTGAATTAATAAAAAATACAAGATTCTCTTTTAACAAAGCAGGTGTTACTTTAATATCTTTATCCTTCTTTTTAATGTAATCATTAATTAGAGTTTTAATAATATTATCAGCTACATGTGAACAATGAGTACCACCACGATATGTATTAATTGAATTAACAAAACTAACAACTTCACCACCTGAATCTGGTTTATATAAAATACCAACAGTCCATCTATCATTATTATTATCATAATACAACTCAGAATCAGTATCTGGATAATATAATTCAATATATGATTTGAAATTATTAACATCTATTTTATTTTCATTGAAAAATACTTTAAGCTTATTATTAGAAGTGCCTGCAATATCAATTGTTCGACGATAGAATAGTGTGTAATGGTCATTGTCAAGATTTTTAATACCGAATCGTTTAAAGTCCGGATAAAATGTAATTTTAACTGAACTCTTAGTTTTAGCAGGTAATTTAATTACTTCGGCTTTTCCTACATTTAACATATTGTCAGTCCATATTTGTTTAAATCTTTTGCTACGTTTAGCATCATCAACCTCAACAACAAATTTAGTTGCAAATATTGACGCAATTTTTGACCCCAATCCATTTCTGCCTCCTGTTGTTCTCTCTTCATTATCATTGTAATTAGAGCTAGTAAGTAGTTCACCAAAAATCATTGTGGGAACAAGTACTTTATGAATAGGATGTTCTTCAACTGGAATACCAATATCACCATTATTAAATACACTAATGAATCCTTCTTCTTTATTATATTCTACTTTAATAGTATCACATGATGCATCATTCACAGATGCATCACGTGCATTCACAAGAATTTCATCAAATATTTTAAGAAAACCAGGTGTATAAGTAATTTTTTGTTTTATCATATGATTATCATCTGTTGAATATATCCACATATCTTCAGATGTTGGTTCAACATCACCAATATAAGTATCGGGACGAAGTAACACATGTTCACGAGGAGTCTTCTTATCATATTTTTCGGCTTCTGACTTGATAGCTTCTGACTTGATAGCTTCTGACTTGATAGATTTTGACATGATTAATTAGATGATATGGATGTCTGTCTTTTTAAATATATTTATCAATTTTTTTAATGTTAAAGAATAAAAAATATATGTGTATATAAATGTCAGTAAATAAATTTACTATATCTTCAATTATAAATATTGATAGTTCATTTAGAAATAAAGTCCCAAGAAATATCTTCAAATCAGATAATAAATTTTTACCAATTAATCCAATAATTTTTAATAAGGGTTCAACTATAGTTAAAATAAATTATCCTAATCATAATTTAGGGTTAAGTGATAATATAATTATACAAAATGTTGAAGGAATTAGTAAGATATTATCAAATTCATTCTATTTGATAAATAATTTTAGATATTTAGTAATTATGATAGATACTCAAATACCGTCTGATTATAAGAACTATACAGATGATTTATATATAAATATTGAAATGGTTGGTAATCAAACAGAATCAAATTATATTAATAATATTATGTTTAATTCTTTATTAGGATATAAAAATAGTTTAATTGCTAGTGATATACCAGCTGATTATCTAGAAACTTTTGAATTGTCAGTTAATCAATTATTTGGAACTTTTGATATAAATATATTAAATCAAAAATGTCTTTTTATTGAATTACCTGAAAAATATGTAAATCAAAATACTAATTATAAAATTGTTAACCAAACATTTAAAATATCATATTTACATATTGGTGGAATAAAATTAGGTTATCTAAATGCTAACTATCCAATAAATAATATTAATTATCAAAGTTGTTATTCTATTTATTCAATTATAGATAACGATAATTTTGAAATTAATTTAAAATATCAATCTTTTGACAATACTACTGGTGGTGGTAAAAATATTCAAGTTATGAAAATAACTAATAATATTACTGGATATCCTGATGCTGATTCATATACTGTTGATTTGAAAACAAATTTTAATAATGTTATTAGTATTGAATTAATTAGCACAGAATTTCCATATATTGATGTTGTTATTAAAAAAAATCAAAATGATAAATTATATTGGAGAAACATAGAAGATGGTCAAATAATTTATAAAGTACAGTTAGATGATGGTTTTTATTCATCAGCATCTTTAGTTAAACATTTAACAGATAAAATGAATCTTGTACCAAGAACTAGTTCTACTGATACTATACCCTTATATAATTCATTCGATATTGAATTAGAAACGAATATACAAAAAATAACATTTAAGCCTTATAATATTTCGAAACTACCTAATAGTTTATCAGTTAGATTAGAAGTTATTGAAAATATTAAATATTATATATTAAATGTTGGTCATCCAAATAATTTAGTAGATATAAATGATATAATTACAATATATAATTCAGAAAGTGTTACATTAAAAAATTTACAGGATAATACTATATATTCTATAGATTTATTATATATTAATAGAGACCATACAGTTTATACAACAAATTCAGAAAACCAAACTTATGATATTATTTTAGGCAATGAACAAGAAATAAAAAAAATATTGGTAACTGCAGAATCATATGGTGGTGAAAATGTTAAAATTAAATCTAAAACAAAAATAAGTCTATTATTTGATAAACCTGATACTTTTGGTGATATATTAGGTTTTATTAATGTTGGCGATAAATACTCTGTAACAGACTATAGTGCTAATATATCTAATAAAGACCCATATGTTTTTACAAATAATTTAGATATAGTTGGTAATCCATATACTTATACTAGTGGTTTTATTAATTTATCTGGTAAATATAATTATATGTTGATGTATCTAAATGATATTGAATATATATATTCAAATAATAATCTTCAATCTGCATTTGCTAAAATTAATTTCGAAGGTAATCCAGGTGATGTTTTATTTAATACATTTGTACCTTATCCGTTAAATGTTTATTCTAAAAATTTCCCTATTTCCACTATATCACAATTAACAATTAAATTTATTTATCCTGACGGCTCTAGAATTAATTTTAGAAATATTGACCATAGTTTTACTTTAAGAATTACAGAAGAAAAATTACAAAACTCTAATACTTATTTAAATTCACAAACTATTACTGTTGCAGATGAATTTCAAAATGCTAATCTTACTGATTAAATTATGCTTAATAATGTTTCTAAACACCTATAATTATTAATTAAAAATTTCAAAATATTTTCAACATTAACAAACCATAATAATATTGACTTTGATGTAATTGTATCAAAATAATTAGTAACTTGAACATAAAATATATTCTTCACTTCAGTTGGTATTTTATCACCCCATGGAGTTAAATCTAGTAATTGAAAATAATTTAATAATATTTCTTTAGTATTTTGCAAATTATGAGCTTGTTCTTCTGATTTATTTTCAAATATTTCAGCAGAATTTTTAACTAAATTAAGACAAACAGTATCATATAGTTCATTTAACATATTCTTACCATCCATACCAATTAATTCTTCAGTTAAAATATAATCAATTGTATCATTAATTTCATCATAATCAGGCATTTCATTAATTGAACTATTAAGTAACCATGTCATTAATATTTTTCTTAACATTAATTCAATACCATTACCTATAACCATTTGTGTTATATAAATCAATAATTTTTCAATGAACTTTAATGTTTCATTATTTTCAGTAAATTTTTTATCAGTGAAATATTTTTCTCCTAATGAGGCCCAATGATTCATAACCTTTCCTATCTTTCCTAAATCCGATCTATCAGCAGGATTTATGGTACCTTCAATTATTTTCTTCTGTTTATCTAATACAAAAATAGGAATCAAGTTATAATTTGAATTAATTTGTTTTTCTAATAGTTTAGACCAAGCAAGCATCAATAAACCTCTATCTTTAGATGTATTATACTCATTATATACTTCAAATAAGTCTGTTTTAGAAGATGATAATTTAGGTAGTACACCTGGTGTAAGGTATCTTCTTAATTGTATAATAGTTGTTTCTAAATCTGCTTTTCTATTTGTTAATTGTATATATAAGTGTGAACCTTTAATATGAGTTGTTCTATGAATAATCGAACTCATTTTTTTAAGGTCATCATCTTTTTTATCTAATTTACTAATTTCATCTAAAACATTATCTAATTCTTTTTGTTGAGTATCAATGAATTGTTGAATAATAACATTGTTTATATCATCTGAAACATTAAAACTAGTCATATTTTCACCCAAAAAGTTTTTACTTAAATCATCAGTATTTAAACCAATTAAATTCATTATGTCTGATAATTCACTTGTACCAAAACTAATGTTTGATTTATAATCTAAAGAATTTGATAAATAATGTAGCGTTAAATAAGTACTCATATTAAATGACTCTTGTAAATATAATAATATATTATTTCCAAATAAATCATTTGCTGTAATCATAGATTTAACATCATTATATAAATAACCATCAATATTACTAAATAATTTTTTTATTTCATCTTTTGAAATATCATAAAAATCAAATATTTTTTCTAGATTATTAAGATTTTCTTTTTTGATATATTCAAGAGGAGAATCATAAAATGCCCTGAAATCAATCATCTGATTAGTTTTTAAGTTACCAATTAATTTATAATTATAATTTTTGATAATGGAAAATATTGTTGAATAACCATCTGCATTAGTTATGTATAGTGATGCATTATGTTCCATCAATTTTTCAGCTATACGATGATTAATGACAATACCATATTTGCTTCTTAATTTATTAATATTAGTCAAATCATTAGGATATATAACAAATGGTTCAGTTTCAGATTTTGGTGGTTGTGTAACTAATGAAAACATATTTTTAGCATGTTTTATGTCAGTAATTTTTTTTAGTTCTACACCAGATAAAGTTAAATTAACACTCATATCTTTAGTTGGTAAAATAATACTATTTGAAACAATTTGTGATTTATTAGAAATAAATTCACTATATTTTTGAATAATAGTATTATTAATGTAAATAGATACTTGTTCTTGAATTAATTCCTGAACTATATTCATTATAAAAGCATAAGTTGATAGTTCATAACTTTCAATTGCTATACCAGTTGTTTTAATTAGTTTATTTGTTTCATCATATATTTGTTTTTCTGGAACTGGAACTGGACCTAATGGCATAATCATTTTTTTAGATTCAATATTTTTTAAAACATCTTTAACTAATTCAATAAGAGCATATTTATAAAAATCATATAATGAAGCATATAATGAAGGTGGTAAAGGACTTGATTTAAGTATCAGAAAATCATTTGCAGATTGTTTATTTATTGTTGGTAATTTTTCAATCATATAATCAGCAAGAATACTAGCATAGTTTCCAATATCAAATGCATTTATATAACCTTCTTCTAATATTTGGTTTCGTGAATCTTTGTGGTCATTTGATTCAGTATTTGCTGCGTCATTAATTAAATCTATTTTCTGCTCATTACCTGATGCAATATCAACAAGTTCTTTTGCTATTGTCCCATCACCTTGATAGTAATAAGATTTTGTTGCAGTCCCAATAGGGATTTGATAATAGTTAAATCTACTTAATCCAACAAGTTTACCAGGTTGATATAAATAATAATAAATATAATAATTAGAATTAATTTTGTTTAAAGCTCTCGCTAATTCAACATAATTATAATTATCAGGTCGTTTGGTAATCATACTGTTTGGTAGTAGTCCCTTAAAAAAACCATTATCTCTTTCTCTATAATAATCTACACAATTTTCGTATGATTCTATTAGACCTTTTAAAATGTTTGATAAAAAAACAAGTTGTGGATATATATGTATATATAATATATCTATATCAGTAGTTCTTCCTTTAATAATATCATTAATAATATTTTCAACCGAATTATCCTCCGTTTTAAGTAACGCTTTTAATTTATCTTGATAAACAAAAATTCTGTTGAGCAAATTATTGGCATATGCATTATGTGTTGGTATTCTAAATTCACTTTCATTAATATCATAATAATAATATTTAGCATTATATGTTAATTCATTATAAATATCTATATTTTGTCTACTAGTATTTGTGATTATCCGTCTATTTTGAATATAATTCACATGCACATCATATCTTACCTGATTTTGTTTTGGACTAGTATGATCCAACCAAACATAATTTAAAATAAATGGCAATTGATTATTACCCAAATGTTGAGTGTCACCAGATTGATTATCTATTAAGTAGTGATAATAATTATTATCGCTGGGATTCATATATGAAGATAGTTTAAAATTAATAGAAGATTCCAAATTTAGATTTATTGGTTGATTTAAATTAAAAGCTGTTTTATAAACCATTCCTTGATAATATAATCCAAGTATATGGGCTCTATATATATGAAATGAACCTAAAACAGATTTTTTATCAAAAATATAGTTCATTTTAGAATATTCACTTGGCATATAATTTTTTTCAAGTATTAAATTAAATAATGGATACGGGTTACTATAATCAGGTGGTCCAAATAATTCTATTGCTGAAAGATCCTTGAATTTTAGTATTGATGCATTCATTTTTGGTACACTAGATGTATCGATATTTTTAATTAAATAAACTAAATCAATAATGGTTTGTTCCATTAATTTATTTTCAGCTTGTTCATTTAATGATAATATTATCTTAATTATAACATTTTTAGGAGTCATTCCTAGTTTATAGAATTGTTTATATAATTGATTATTAGTTGTAAAATCTCTAATAGGTAAACCTCCTCCAATACGTTGACTAATATAATTATACCATTCTAATAATAATTCACCTAATTTTTTTAAATCATCAGAAATTTGCAAAGAATTAATATATTGAATAGCTACATTATTTGGATTAGAATCAGTTACGGCATTAGAGTTTGCATCTATACCACTTAAAAATACATTATCAAAATTAAAATTCATTAAAGTGATTATTGGTTTGGCTAATTTTAATGGGTCGTATGATTCATTACCAATAATTTCAGCAATTATATGTGGTTTGTAAGCATTTATGAAAGATTGTATTCTATTTGTTTTATTAATTGACAATCCAGCAATTAATAGTAATAAATCTAAATTAATATTACCATTTAAATTATTTTCAGAATTTTTACAATCACAATCACAAATCATACCATAAATCCATGAACTAATACTTAAATTTGGTGTATTCTTATAAATACCATACCATTTTTGAGCAAACAAATTGTCATTAAAATCTAAGTTCATATCAGTATTATGTTTTATAGTAGTAACTGAATCAATGTTATTAGGATGAAAAATAGCAGTATATGCCATAATTATGAGAAAACAATAATCTTCTGTATGTTTAGAATTTTTTAAAGTTGCTTCAATAATACCATAAATATTGTTTGGATTAATATCGTTAAATAATAAATATACATTGGTTGGGGTAAGTATGTCGAAACCATCATTCACAAATTTAATAACTAGTCCTGTTCTTTTAAAATTAAATAATAAATATAAAATTAGTAAACTATCATTATTTATTTGCACTAATTCAAGAAGATTATTAATTAAACTTGCGGGTCTTCCTATATTTATTAATCTAGGTCCACCCATATATTTTTTCCCAGTAAAACAAATTATATCACTAGCATTATCTAAAGCCAACCAGTGTCTTATTTCATCATTTATACTATCAAATCTATCTAATTCTAATAGGTCTAAATTATCTGTAGCATAAAATTGTTCATGATCAGGTAATGATGTATAGTTACCAGTTTTGATGGCAGTAGGTACTATAATTTTTTCAATCATCAATTGTTCAAACCCATCATCTGTATATGTTTCATTAAAAAATGGTATTGGATTAAAATTATCACCCTTATCAATAACATTATTTCTAATTCTTTCCATATCATTTTTAATCTCTGTTCTAATGTTACCACTAGATATTAATGATAAATTAGGGTTTGATACTGGAGACCATGATGTTGATGTTTTATTATGAATTTCAAAATTAGGCAACTTTGGTAGTTCATTAAATAGTTTCAATATTTTTTTATGAATCATATTTTTTGTCTTCATAATTATATCTTTAACTTCAGCTGATTTATCTACAGCTGAAGTATCACTAATCATTTTTACAATTTGTTTATTAGTTTCTAATTGTCTATTTACAATATCTGAATCAACTTTTAATATATTATTAATAGTATTTTTTAATGATTCAAGCATTGGTAAATCAAGAGTTTGTATATAAGTCCATAACATTTTTTTAATTTTAACTATTGATTCATTCTTTTTCAAATCTTGTTTTTTAGGTGGTGGTACAAAGTCCATTACTTCACTTGATGTACTCATAGTTTTAACTAAACCAGTAAATAAATAATGTAATGGAGTATTACCCATATTATCTTGAAAGTTAGGGTCAACACCTAATTTTAATAAATATTCAACAATAATAACAAGTTGTTGTTTACAAGCCAAATGTAATGGTGTTTGATTATTTTTATTTGATTTATCAGGATTAACCCTGTTTTGAATTAAAAATTTAATTACATTTAATTTAGCATGTTCAGAAGCTTTCCTCGAATCAATATTAATAACTTCATGTATTAAACATTCACCTTCTGCATTAGTATAATCTAATGGAATTTGATTGTCTAGTGAATATTGTAATAATTCATGAGTATCTAATTTAGATGCCAAATTAAATAATTCAAGACCTTTTTTTTCATCAAATGTTGGTAATACTCGAAATGGTTTATCAAATCTATCAAATTTATTCATATTAATACAAATGATAAAATATTATTTTTATTAAACTTAATCTTAAATCTAATAAAAATAATCAAAATTTAAATAATTTATTGTTATTTTTTATAATTACACACCACTAAGAGGAACACATTTTCCATGTACACTGCATGTATTTACTTGTTGATGATAAGCTCTTTCTTTATCTATAATTGTATCACCATTAGTTTGTAAAAATCTTTTGAAATCTTGCGCAGAATCAATTTTATTAACGTTTCTGATATATTGCTCAAATATACGACTTTCCATATAGTTAGTAATAAATCTTGCGTCTTGCATTAAAGGAGGGCATCCATAACTAAAATGACGATTATCCATTCGATTATATATAATTAATTAGATATTTTTTCCACAATTATTCAAGTTTATTTAAGATTTATATAATTATTTAAGTTTATTTAATATTTCTCTAATTAATTCAGATTTATTTTTGAGTTTTTGTTGTCCATTAATTTTTTTAGTTATGGTTATTTTATGTTGTTCTGCTAACTTTTTAATTTCTGGTAACTTCATATTATTTAAAGTTTTGGTATCTAATCCTTGTTCATTTTCTTGATTGTCTTCTTGCTTATTTTCTTCTAGCTTATTTTCTTCTAGTTTATTGTCTTCTAGCTTATTGTCTTCTAGCTTATTTTCTTCTAGCTTATTTTCTTCTAAATTATTTTCTTCTAAATTATTTTCTTTATTGTCTTTATTTTTAACTGGTGAATTTGATTTTGACATTTCAGAAAGTTGTTTTTCTTTTTCTTCTATAATTTCATCAATTGGAGATTTATGATAATTATTAGATTCAGAAGATAGATTATTCATAATTGCTTCAATTGTATTTTTAAAATTAGAATTTTCCATTTCATTATAATCAAATGACAATGTATTTTTATTTGCTTCAACACTTTCCATAAGTGAATTTTGCACCTCTTCAAATTGTTCATTATCATTAGAATAGATAGCTAAATGTTTAGATGATTCAGTAATACTTGTAGTTGTATCAGAATCGGAATCATAATCAGATAATTTTTCATTAGTTTGTTTAATTGATGGTAATAAATTTTGGTTTACATTAGTATCCATTGTTGTTGATGCTAAATCTATACTAATAATTTTTGGAGAATTTTTAGGGGTGTTGTTTTTTTCTGTACTAGAGTTATTATTTTTTTCTTTTAATAATAATTTATTATTATTGGCAATATCACATTCTAGTTTATATACTTTTTCACGGAGATATTCAATTTCACGATAAATAAAATATACAACAAGAGTTAAACCTAATAAAATCAAAAATTTATAATCAAAAAATCCCATTATTACTATTTATAAAGATTCTTATATAATGATAAACTCACCATATTTCTAAATATATACTATACCAAATTACTACAAAAATATTAAGACTTTTATTTTCTATTTATGATTAATGATATCTCCTGATGATATTCAAATAACAAAACATGATTTAACATTATTTTCTACAATTTTAGTTGTTTATAATCTGATTAATCATAAATTAAGAAATAAAGTTTTATTTGATGAAAAATGGATGAACTTTGTTCTTGCTACATTATTAGGTGTTGTTTTACATGGTCTTTTAACTAATAGAATCAGTTTACTGATTAACAATTCATTAAATATTAATAAGGACAATATTAGAAAAACAATATACGATTTAGTTAGATTTAGCACCATATTTGCCTCACAAAAAGTTATTGAATCACTTCTTGTAGGTGAAGATATTATATTTGATAGTAATTGGATGATGATATCTGGATTGACTATTACTGGTTACTCTGTATTTAATATACTAGAGTCATTAGTTCCTAGGATTGGTACTCAGCAACCATTTCTTAATGATATAGTAAAATTATCTATTGGTACTTTACTTGCTAGTTATGGTGTAGATAACACGATTGGAATCAATCAGTTATTACATTTGTTTTCATCATTATCAGGATGTTCTGTTTTTCATTTATTTACTAAACATATTTTTCTTTAAAATTTTAATTTAAAACCTAGGTATTATAAATCAATAAATGACTGGAGGATTACTTCAAATAGTAACATCTGGAAAACAAGATATTTATTTAACAATTAATCCACAAATAACTTTTTTTAAAAAAGTTTATAGAAGACATACTAATTTTGCTTTGGAATTAAAAGAGTTTAATTCTACACAAACACCTGAATTTAATAATAATATTACTTTTAATATAAATGTTGGCGATGCTATTCATAGATGTTATTTTGAAATAGACCTACCTAACTTGAGTTTCTCTGATAAATATATTACAAATACAACATATTACACATCAAAATCTACAAAAATAAGTAATTATCAATCACAATCAAATATTTTATTAGGATATTATGTTAATCTAAAAGGTTACTGTGATATAGAAATACAATTATATCGAAGTTTGTATACTCTTTTACAATCTGAAAATATAACTATTAATGATTTAAAAAGTGAAACAACCAAATTTAACTATAAAAATAAAACAACTAAAGACACTTACAAAAATAAGATAGATGAAAAAGTATATAATTTGATTGATATAACTGGATATATAAATAGTATCAATAAATTAATAACTAATTTGAGTGTTTATGATACAAATTTATATATTTCCAGAACAGAAATTTTAAATCAACTTGATATATGTTTCAATAATATGACAAAATATCTTAATTATTACAATAAAAAGAAAGTAGAATGCAACAATAAAATATTACAATTACAAAAAACACAACAAATTAATTTTTCATGGGCTGAATATTTAGGACATAATTTTTTTGAAAAAATCAGTTTAGAAATTGGCGGTCAAGAATTTGAAAAATATGATAATGATATTATGCATATCAATCAAATGCATCATGTTAAACCAGATGATATGCCAAATTATTTAGAAATGATTGGACATACTCCACAATTATTTGAATTTAATACAGATTCTAAAGGAGGAAGAAAAATATTAGTTCCTCTAATTTATTGGTTCAACAAAGATGCTGGTTCTAGTTTGCCGCTTGTTGCGATGCAGTATTCAACTGTCATAATTAATGCTAAAATAAATGATATACATAAAATAGTAACATTTGAAAACTATGAGAAAATATATGATACTTTACTTATTGTTACAATTGAAAATCAAAATGAAACAGGATTTAAATTAAACACCAAATTGATTTATTCAAAATATAAACTTAATGCTGAAGAAAAAAGTATAACTTATTATTGTAATATATTTAATGATGAATTATTAAGACTACAGTTTCCAGATTTAACTACAACAGAAATATCTATAATACTAACAAATAATGGTTCAGAGACATATAGTGGTTCAGGAATATATCTTATGGATAAAAAACAATGGATTGGTTTTATGTTAGATATTAAAAATCCAATTTATTCAACATTAGCACCAAAAGTTGCATCTTATTATCCTTTTATTAATTTTAATCAATATTATAGTATGATACCAAGTCCAAAAATTAAATTAATTACAGAATCTGTTTTTCTTGATGATATTGAACGGTCTAAATTTGCAAATTCAAAATTGGAATATGTTATTGAAAAATTTAACACAGATATATTTGATATTAAAAATAGTTCTTTTGATTGTGAATTATCATTTAATGATCCATGTAAAGAATTATTATGGTTTATTAAACCTCAACTATATTTAGATAGTATAACAGAAAATAGCAAAAATATAGAATTATTATATGATACATATAAATATTTTATATCTCACCCTATCATGAATCAAAAGCTTACATTTAATCAAACTGATGTAATATTTAATAATGTTGATTTTAATTATTGGACAAATATGTTATCTTATAAATTTTTAAATAATATATTACCAAATGGAATTTATTATAACTCATTTTGTTTATATCCAGAAGAAACACAACCATCAGGTACTGTTAATTTAAGACATATAAAAGCTAAACAATACAGATTAGAATTCAATCCTTCTTTTTTAACAGAATATTATAACTATTTAAAAACTATTTACAAAAACAATAATAATTTAATTAAAAATAAAAAATCTATTCAATTAAAATTTATTGCAAAAAGTTATAATTTATTAGTAATTAATAAAGGTCAAGCAAAATTAATGTTTGAGAACTAATTTTTGAAATTATCACAAAATATTTTTATGTCATCATTTTCAGTTTCAGAATCAATATGTTTTGTATTAATTTTTATAATAATTGGACTTATTAGATTATTAATATGGATACATGTTAAATTATACGAATCAAATAATATTATTGTTTGATTTAATAATTCATTAATTTTTTCAAATATAGTTATAAAATATTTTATTAGATTTTCATCAGATAGTTCATAATAATCTTTAACTTTAACCAATGGGATATCCATTGATTCGAATAATTTTGGACCAAACATATCTAGTATTGTTTTAAGTCTAAAAACACTGTCACATAATAATTCATCTCTATTACTATTCTGTTTTTTTAAAAGAGTTGATAATTTGGCATAATATGGTACTCCTCCTTTTGAACAATCATATATACCTAAAAATCTTTCTCTAATTTGTTGTAAATAATCAGTTTGTTTACTTGTAGATAATTTCCAAAAAAAATCATTAGAATAAATATGATACCATTTTTTTAAAATTAAAATTAAAGCAATTTTTTTATTCATAAGTTTATAAAATTCTTTTAGTGTATCCCAACTTTTATTAAAATCATATAATTCATCCCTAAATATTCTTTTTAAATTATAATTTAGTGCAATTGTTGAATGATGTTTTATAAATAATTTTAAACAAATACTTAAATTATAATCAGATAATTCATTCCTCCAAGTAATTATATTAAATAAAAAACTAATTGGATATTTTATTAAACTTATTTCTGAATCTGTTTTTTTAATATCTATTTGATTGTTTTCATGTTCCATTATATAATATTTATAAAATACATTTAATATAAACGAAATGCAAATTCATAATCAAAAATTCAAAAGTTTTGCAATTTTAGCTACCAATAGCCAATTATCTTTTGTTAAATCTGACTTGAAATCTCTTTTAAGTAATTCTAATTTAGGTCTGTCTATATTAGAAAAGTATGAATATGTATCATTAAAATCTTTAGAAAAATTTAATTGATTTGGATTTTCTAACCTAATACATATTTCATCGCCTTTAGAAGCTTCAACTGTGTCAACACTATTCTTTTGCATATTTAAAACTCTACCAAGAACTTTAACTTCTGTAGTATTTTTAGGATTAACGCAAATGATTTCTGTTCCAATGTTTACTTTACCTTCACAAATTTTAAATCCACATAAAATATTTTTATTACCACCTTTCAAAAAAACGTGTTCTTTTAAAAGTTTCATTTCAAGAGGTAGAAATACTTGTCCTGTTTTCTTTAATTTGTCTTTTCTTTTATTAATGACACTGAGTTTTAGTTCTTTAAACTGTTCAACTAATTTATAAATAACTTCATTATGAATTATTTTAACATTAGATTTTTCAGCATACTTTTCTAGTTCATTAAACTTTGGAGATTTTTTATCAGTGTAATATATTAAAATCTTATATTCATCTAAATCTGGTGCTAACCTATTCGCAAATATACTAAACATATCAATTGCTTTTTCATTTAAAACGCCAAATGAACCATTCGATATAGTAATATCACTAGAACTAAATACTTGATATCCTGCTTCAAATTCATCTTCTGTTGAAGTAAAAAGATAGAAACCTAGTTTATCAGTTTTAATTTTATCAACAAATGATTCTTTGATTTCTTTGTTTTCAAGTTGTTCAAGATATTTATTATATTCTTCATCAGAATTATAAGCAAAAGTGAATTCTCCTGTTGTAGCATCTTCCAATCCAGGTGCAAATATGGTTACAGAATTTGATGCTGATATATTAGGAACATTTGTTTTAACATATTTTTTACTTCCTTCATTAAATTTTGAACCAATAATACTTCTAATAACACTTTTTATTGGTCCATTAGAAGTTTGAACAAGTAGATTATTGCCTACTTTAATAGAACCATTTGAAAGAACTACATTGATAACCCAACCTAATTTTTTATCAAATGATTTTTCCATAACAAATATTTTTGGATTAGAATCTAAAATTAATTTTTTCCCCATGAAATTTTGTATGATATAAATCACAAAATTTACCATATCATTAAATCCTTCCATTGTTGTATTGGATACAGGAATTATTGAATATGTTTTAGCTGGTGATTTATTACTGAAATAAAATTCTGAATTAATTTCATACTTACTTAATTCATATTTTACATCTGCAATGTGAGAATTAAGCATATTAATAGTTTCTGCAGATTGTTCTTTCAGTGATTTCTTAAGATTTGATGTTTCTGTTGTAATCCAATTATAAATCCTATCTAGTTTTGTTAGTACTATAATAAATGGTATTTTTTTTGTTTTCAGCATTTGTAGTGATGTCAGCGTTTGTTTCTCAACACCCTTTTCGATATCAATAATTACAATTGCTAAATCACAAATATCAGATGCCTTATTCCTAAAATGATGGAAAGCTTCATGACCTGGTGTATCTATAAAAAGAACACCAGGGATTTTTATCTCAAAATCGGTTGATTTTCCTTTCTCTTTTGCATAGACTTGTTTTAAATCTTCTACTTTTTCACACATTGATTTTATTTTATCAATTGAAATATAAACAGATGATACTCCTTGAGTGATACCACCCGCTTCTATAGTTTCACATGTTTTCAGTTTTGATAGAAAACTAGTTTTACCAGAATCTACATGACCAAAGATTCCGCATATAGGTGCTCTTAATTGTTCTTGACTTGAAATGTTCATTAATAATTATATTTATAAGATAAAATATTAATTTATTTCAATTTTTTTTATTAAAAAACTACAAGCAAATTTTTTTTATTAAAAACTACAAGCAAATTTTTTTATTAAAAATCAAGCAAATTTTTTTATTAAAAATCAAGCAATTTTTTTATTAAAAAACTACAAGCAATTTTTTTTATTAAAAATCAAGCAATTTTTTTTTATGTATGAATAAAAAGTGAAAAATAAGCATATAAACATTATTTATAATATATTATAAAGACTAATAAAATGGGAGTACCTGGATTTTTCCTATGGCTAATGAAGAATTATAAAAAAGAAGGTTTTGTTTTTCAAAAAGAAAAACTCAAACTTAAACCAATAGGGCAACTAACAGAACAACAAATAGAAAAGACCATTAAATACAATTCTAATATAGAATCATTAATATCTGATATTAATACAATTGATTATTTTTTAATTGATGCTAATTGTTTGATTCATCCTGTATGTTTTAAAACAGTTGCTGACAATCCAAATTTAACAATAAAAGAAGATTTAGAAAATAAAATGTTAAATAATGTTTGTGATTATTTAGACAAAATAATTAATTATGTCAATCCAAAAAAAGGAATTTATTTGGCTATTGATGGTGTAGCCCCAATTGCTAAAATTAAGCAACAAAGGTCTAGACGTTTTAAATCTGTTGCTGATAAAGTATTAATGGATAATATTAGAAAGAAACATAATAAACCATCAGTGAATTATTGGAATAATAGTGCAATTACTCCTGGAACAATATTTATGGAAAAACTCCATAATAAAATACTTGAATGGAGTAAAATATCAAAAAGAACAATTATTTATTCTAGCTGTTTTACTCCTTCAGAAGGTGAGCATAAATTATTACAATTTATAAGAACGAATCAGAAAAGTGAGAAAGATTATTCTTATGTGATTTATGGACTTGATGCTGATTTGATTTTTCTAGCATTATCAACTGAATCAGATAAAATATATTTATTACGCGAGGCAAATGAAATTAATAAGAATGAATCAAAAGAAGTATTAAATTATGTTAGTATTAAAATAATGAGACAATCAATAGTTAATACAATGCATGAATATTTAATAAATTCCATAGATGAAATATTTAATAACGAAAACAAAAATATATATGGATTTGATAATTTGAATCCTATAAAAATTGTTAATGATTTTATATTCATGTGTTATTTCTTGGGTAATGATTTTTTACCTCATATACCATCTTTAGATATTCATCAAAATGGAATTGAAAGTTTGATTATAAGTTGGGTAGAAACAGTAAATGAATTTGTTCTAGAAAAAAATAAAATAGAATATTTATTAAATGGTCTTGAAATAAATAGTGATTTTATGTATAGATTTATAAATAAATTAAAAATCTCAGAAGAAGATATTTTAAGAAATAACTTTACTAAAGGTAAAAAACGGATGACTTGTGATGGTGATGCTTATGAAAAAGAAGTTTTTCGAATTGAAAATCTACAGTTTAAAATACACGACCCAATACAATTAGGTTCAGACAATTATGAACAATATAGAGAACGATATTACTTTCATTATTGGAATGTTGGTAAAGAAGAATTGGATGAATTTAGTGAGAAACTAGTTATACATTATTTATTAGGTATAAAATGGGTTACCAATTATTATTTTGATACATGTCCATCTTGGGATTGGTATTATCCTTTTGAACATCCACCTTTTATATCAGATATAGCAAAACATTTAGATAAAATTAATATTAATAAAACAAACTTTAAATTAGGTGAACCACTTAAACCATACATGCAATTATTAGCAGTATTACCACCTCAGTCTAGTTATTTATTGCCATTAAATATTAGTAAACTAATGACTAATCCAAAATCATCATTAATATATTTATATCCACAAGAATTTAAACAAGATTTTATTAATAAAAAAAAATATTGGATGGGAATTCCGAAATTACCACCATTAGATATTAAACAGATTAAGTATTCATATTTTAAGTATAAAAATGAATTAACAAAAGAAGAATTAGAACGAAACGAATCAAAAAAAGTTTTCGAAATTAATATTAGTTAAAATAAAAATTAATTGATTTAAAAAATCGCACGATTATAATAATAATAATATATACTATAAATTAATTATGAAAAAAAGTGATGTTAAATATTATAATTTGATTCCTGAAAGAATAGAAACTATAAAAACAATTATAAATAGAGGACATGGAAACATTGAATCAATAATTGATTTTAAAAATTCTACTGAATCTTTCGAATATCCTAATAATACAGAAGATATAAGAGAACTATTACCAAAAAAATATATAGAATTTGGAAAAGCGATAGGTGAATTGGGCGGAAAATTACTTTATATTAAAAGTGGTTCAACAGGTCATACATTTAAAGGAATTCATCCACCACCAAATGATGAAAACAAGCAGCCATATGCAGTTAAAATAGTTGCATATCCAAAAAAAGAAAACTATGGTGATATGTATGATATAAAAAGACCAGAAAATGCGGAACTATTAATGATTAGATTGTTATCTTATTTTGTTATAAATAAACAAACACCTCATATTGTTTTACCAATTACAACATTTAATACAAGTATAAAGCCATTTTTGAGTTTAACTAAATCAAATATAGTAAATAATAAAAAATTCGAACAATTTGTTGAGAGATATGAAAAAGGAGAATATTATCAAAATGTTTCAATCTTAGTTAGTGAGTGGGCGAATGGTGGTGATTTATTAGAATATATTAGAAAAAATTATAAAACAATGAAGACAAAACATTGGAGAACAATTTTATTTCAAATATTATCTGTATTATCAATAATTCATACTAAATATCCTGGATTTAGACATAATGACATGAAAGCAAATAATATTTTAATTCATAATATCGATGTTGATACATGTAATAAAAAATATTTATATAAAATAAATAATCAAACATATATAATACCTAATATAGGTTTTCAAATTAAATTATGGGATTATGATTTTGCATGCATACCAGGTATTGTAGATAATTCAAAAGTTGAAGCTGAATGGACAAATAAAATAAATATAACACCAGAATCAAACAGATATTATGACATTCATTATTTTTTGAATACTTTAACAAGAAAAGGTTTTTTTCCAGAATTTTGGACTGCAGATGAAGTTCCTTTAAAAGTTAAAGAATTTGTAAAAAGAGTTGTTCCAGAAAAATATCAAACTGGAAAATTAGTATCAGAAAGAGGCAGAATGTTAACAAATGAAGAGTATTTGACACCTGATGAAATTTTAAAAACTGATTCTTTTTTCAGTATCATGAGGAAATAAAATCATAAAACATATTTTATGATTTCATTTGATTTTAATTAATTGTTGAGCCAGTTGCAGAATATTGGTCATATGACGAAATATCAACTGCACTTGGAATTAAACTATTGAGAGAATTCTCAGAATCATTAGAGTTTAATGGTTTAATAAATAATTTTTCATATTCATTTATTTTAACAAAATTATTATTAAAAGATTTATTCATGTTATTATTAAGATTATTATGTTTTTCAAAAGCATCTCTTTGATTAGTAGTTGGTTCATTATTTGTTTCAATAATATATGGTGAACGTATTTTATTTTCTCTAGTAATATTGTTTGGATATTTTCTTTCAATTAATTTAACATTAACTATTGTTAACAAACCATGTTTAAATTCTCTAGAATGAAAATTATCTCTTCTCATAAATACTTCGAAATTCATAACAACAGAACCAATTGATTTACCTCTAAAAGATATATCAGATTTTATATTAAATGATTCTATTTCTTTACCTCTATGATTTTCATGATAATATATATCATCTAATAGTTTAATATTACTAAAATTAAATCCATTAGAGTTTAATGTTTTTGTTAATTGTTTCATTATTTCATCAACTAAAATTTTATCTGCTACAATACTTTTATTTCGTGATGGTGTTAATTCAGTAAAATTAGTATTAACTGTTACTAAATCTTTCATAAAATTATATAGTTCATGGGATTCATCATCCAAATTATCAGGGTCATTCTTATTTAAATATGGAAAATCTCTTTGAATTTCATAAGGTACTTGAGGATGATTAACAAAAGTTCCTTTTTTGTTAGAATAAGTTAAACCAGTAAATCCCTCAATTTTATCTTTACACATCAATATATATGATTTTATAGTTTTAAATATTTTACCTTCGACAAGGTTATCAATTATGAAAATAAAGATGATGAGAATTAAGATTTTATTAACAATATTCATATTTACTTTATATTTTTATTACTTAGATATTAATTTTTTTTATAAAAATAATACGAATTATATATTTTTATAAATTAATTTTTAGATGCAGCATTACACATTTTCTCCACTTTTTGTTTATTAATCATATGCATTGTAATCAAGAAAGCTGTTGCAATCATTAAAGCTAATTGAGGGTCTTTGTTGCCTCTGTAAATAATATAAGAAATCATTACTAGACGAAAAACTGGATTTTCAAATAATTTAGCAACAACATTAGGAAGTCTGGGACGAGCTAAAGCAACATAAAGACCTAAAAATAATGAGAGCACAGGTAGAACATATTTATTAGTATGAATCCACCCAATATTATCATTAACAACATGATTAAATTTATCGGAATATCTTTCCATATTTATATAATTTAAATTAGAAAATTAATAATTTAAATTATTTTTAAATAAAAAAATATTTATTCATACCCATCTAATGCCTCAGCAGTACCATCAACATCATCATCCTGTTCATAATCATCAATATCTAATGAATCTAATGCTTCTTGTGATGAATATAGTTCATCTTTCTTTTCTGGATCATCAATTTCTTGTTGAGTTAATAATTCTTGATAATGTCCAACAATTTTAAGTGTTTCATCAATATATGGTGTCTCATTAATCAATAAAAAGTCAAACTTTCTTACATTATAATTTGAATATTGTTTATAGTATAAATTAAATAAATACTTAATTATTTTAATTATCATGTGGGATAATTCAGATTCTATTGCTGGTTGTTTATTATAATCTAATAATCTATTAAAATTATACACAATATAAAAAATTAATTTGGAATCTGAATTTGATAGTGAATTTAAATTAGTTATATCTAAATAATTTTTGTTTAATTCTATATTTAAATTTTCAGGTATGTTGTAATTTATTGGTAATTTATGAATAATAGTCTTGAAATTTTTAAAAATATTATTATGATTTGTTTCATCCTTAATATTGAATTTTTTTAATTTTTTAGTAAATTCATTCACAATTTGTTTTTCTTCAATATTATAAATGGATGTTATCTCTCCACTGTTTCTTACATTATGAATTATTGATTGTGTTCTTATAATGATTTGTTTCAAATTATTTATTCTATTTCTAATTATTTTAAGAACAACTTCTTTAGTATCTAATCCTAATGATGTTGGTAAATTTTTTTGATAATCTTTATTTACATGATAAATATTTTGATATTTATTTTCATAACCCATATACATTATACAATCTTTAATAGATAACTCAACTCTGAGTGATGCATTATTTCTTGTCTTTTTAATATTTTTATTATCTTCTGAATAACCCAAATATTGATGTGTAATTGAATCATAATATACATACACATTATTTGCCTTATCTTTGTAGTAAAATACATCTTTATTGAATGATTGATGTTTAACTGCTAATTGAAGTTTATCTTCTGATGATAAAATAGTAAATGGTTCTTTGAGTTGATTACCAAAATAATCATGGTCAACTATAAATACAGTTTCTTTCAAATAAATAATATTATCTTGAACTTTAATTTTAAGACCAAGAATTTTACTTAATCTAGTAACAAAATCTCCAACATAATTTTCTAATCCATTACTAGTTTCCGTTTTATATTTTTTGAGCAGTTTATTTAATATTTTAGTATTTTTATGTTCTCCTAATTTTAATGTTTCATTATATTTTCTAATTAGATTAATTTGTTCAATAGAAATTTCATTAGTTTTAATTTCTAAATTTTTTTCAAGTTCCCTTAATTCTTTATCAGATGGTGAAAATGTATTAATATTTACACCACATTTTACACATTTTCCTGAACTATCTGGTTCATGAATGTCACCACTAATACAATATTTCTTAGATAATTTCTTTAAATTAATTAATTTAATCTTATCTAAATAATCAGTTGATGTTTTCTCAGTTGAACTTGTGTCTACCATTTTAACTAATTCATTATATGATTTTCCACATAAATTACATATTAAATCACCAGATTTAAAAGTCCAAGCATGAAATTTACCATCTGGGCAATTTGTAATTATATCAATTGAATTTGTATCTGCTTTAAACATTTGTTTTTCTAAATTAGTAGTAATTACATCACAATGTGCTTTATTTTGTTCAAGATTTTTAAATTCTGTATCTAAATTAATTAAAGGTATTTTTTTGGTTAGAAAAGTAATTTTTTTAGTAGTTTCATCAAATTTTATATTTTTCATTGCATTAAATTCGATACGTTTAATTAATTGTTCATCATTAAAAGTATGTAATAATTTAATACTAATTCTTCCATTAATAATTTCATATAAAAAGTTTTTAGTTGGTTCAAAATTAGCTTCAACTAATGTATTAAATAAATCAACAACTGTATTAATAATAGTTTTCTGTAAATTAATTATATAAATAGGTTTTTCTTTGACATCAATACTAGAATCATTATATAACCATAATCTATTAGAAATCATCATACCTGACATGTAATATAATACATATGCTAGCAATGGAATCTTAGATATCGCAATTTTTTCTTTCTGATTTTTTCTTAAAAATAAATCTCCAAATAAATTTTGCCCAATTTTTTGAAAAAAGAAGAAATTATAACGTTTATCTTCTCTTAGACCTAAAATTTGTCCAGAGTTCATTTCTGTTATAAGTAGTAACACTAAATAAGCCATAATATTATTATATTTAATTATTTTATAATAGTCAGTTTCTTGTGAACTAGTTAAGAAAATTTCATCTTTCAATTCAAAGAAGAATAAGTTTGTTAATTCTTTACCAATACCATATTTTTTACTGTATTGTTCAATTCTGTCTTTGGGCTGATTTCTAATCCATTCTGTATGAATTAAAACTAAATCAATAACATCTTTAATTACCATTTTACGTCTTAATTTAATAACTGGTGTATTACCAACATAAACAAGTAAATCCATCGAATATGCAATTTTCTCAATATTCTTTTCAATGTTTCTAATTGTTCGTTTATATTTTGAATATTTTGGTAATTCTTCCAAGTTACTACTAACAGTCATAGAAGTTGTAAGAAATGTATCTAACTCTTCAACATAAGTACCTTCAACAACAAATTTTTGTATTTGAACTTGTTCATTACACGATTTACATGTATAATCTCCTCTTTGATTTAATTTTATATATTGTTTCACAAAATCAAAAACTGCTTGATTAAAATCATCAGATTTTTTAGATATTTTCATAATATTACGCCATTTAACATAATGTTGGCATATTGGAAGATTTCTGTTTGATAATTCTAAAGTAACATCTATTTCTTCAACTCCAAGTTCAATAATATTTTTTAATTGTTTCTTTTGTTCTAAAACTGGTAATTCAATTAATTTTTCTCTTCTACCAGGAATCATTGAATCAACATCGTCTGGTTCAATTAGTAGTTCTGGAACTTTTTCTAAAATAACTTTTTCAATCAGTTCATTTCTTATTTCTGGATTTAATTTAAAATCAAAGTATTTTTTAGTATATCCTTTAATTATATTATCAAAAGACCAAATAGAAAATTCATTAACTGATTGGATATAATTGGTTATTTTATGATGAACCATTTTAATATAATTTTTATAAATTTCTTCAAGCATAATTTTAATATTACGTTGAGCATCATCAAAATTATAGTTAACATATGATTCAACTTTTGGTTTATCTTTACTATTATCAAATAGCCAGTAATATATTTTCTTTTGTGGTTCTTTAAAAGTTTTCTCCATATTTTTAACAAAAGCCTTATAACCATTTTCTTCATCTAACTTTTTTCTAACATCAACCATATCTTTTACTTCAAAACAATCTAGTGATATTCTACTAGGATTCCAAGCAATACCAACTACATTCATATCAATATCATTATGACCTATTCTTGCCTCAATAGGTATATTAGATTTATTATCTTTGTGTTTAAGATTAGTATAACGAATACCTTGGATTGTTTTAGAAGGACGAATTTTAATACTATCTCTTGAAAAATTTTTAAAATTAATATATGAATACTTGCGAATATTTTCTAAATCAACTAATAATTCATAATCTGATGCATTTTCATATAATTGAAGTTTTTGGATTATTTTTATTTCTTCGTCGTTGTTGTATAAAACAGCCATTCTTGGATCCAAATGTTTAAAAAACAATTTTTCAGTTTCTAATTTTTGTTTTGGATTTTTTTCTAATAAAGGAGAATAATAGTTTCTTACATTATTCATCTTACTAAGAATATATTTAATTTTAGTTGCATCTCTTTCTTTAATATTTGAAGATTCTGCTAAATTTTCTGTATCATATTTTTCAGTATCTTTATGATATCTTACAAAATCTTCAGTAATAGGAATAATTATGTTATTAGTAAATAACAGATTTATAAAATCCTGGTTTTTAATAATATTTTCTTTTGTGTTTTTCATGTCTTCAAGATATCCATAAATATCTTCAGCTAAACCTGACTTTAATTGTTCTATATTTAGAAATTTTTGTATTACATTAAAATCTACTAATTTCTTCTCGTTAGAAACAATAATCTCAATATATTTGTATTCAGCATTTGATTTTTCTTGTTGATTTAACATGTTAATAATTTCACTTTTCTCTTCTTTCAAATAAATTTGCTTAAAAATCAAAGCTTTCATAATATTTTGGAAACTATCTTTACTATCAATAAAATATTCAACAACATAATCTTCGCCCAAATCATTAAATAATTTAATTGTTGATTCAAATTTGAGAGGATTATTAGACAATACTATTTTAATTTTATCAATTGTTTTAAACTGGAGTAATGAAATAAAATTTTTAATATCATTATAGAAAGTAATAATTTTTGAGTTATTTTCACTATTAAAAAAATTTGCAATTTGAAAAGTAGCATCTTTTTGATATTTTCCAGCCTCGATAATATTTGTTATATATAACTCACGACCACCATTATAATAATAAGCAATTCCCAGATAAATATAAAAAGCACAATATCTTTTAATGATATTTAAAATTGATTCATAATAAGATTCATTTTTAATAACATCTGTTATATCTTTTTTAGGTATTGAATTAATGAAATTTTTAATATAATTCAAAATATCATTTTGGAATTTAACAAAATTTGTATCCAAATTTAGCTTTTGGAAAGCTTTTTCTTTTAATAAAAAATCATTAAATTTATTTAATATACTATCAAATAGATCATCAATCTGATTAATATACATTGTATATATTATTATAGATTGGATAAAAATAATATTTAAAAACACAAAACTTTTAACTAAAATTTTTTAAGAATTATTTTAATTTCTAAATTAATATATATAATAATGTCTAACCTTTTTTTAAAGAATGAACTTAGTGGTTTTTTTAATACTGATACAGAAGCAACTGTTTCATTACCAAAATGGATTACTGTTGTTGATGATGCGAACAAAATGTCTGATAAAAAACCTGTCAAATCAGTACAATTAGGTGGTAATTTCTCAGCTACATCTACCAATTTAGCACAATTAGGTGGTAATTTCTCAGCTACATCTACCAATTCAGCACAATTAGGTGGTAATTTCTCAGCTACATCTACCAATTCAGCACAATTAGGTGGTAATTTCTCAGCTACATCTGCCAATTCAGCACAATTAGGTGGTAATTTCTCAGCTACATCTACCAATTCAGCACAATTAGGTGGTAATTTCTCAGCTACATCTGCCAATTCATCTACTAAAGATGTAAATAAACTTATTTCTATGCTTACTTCTGATTCAAGTCAAGCAAACACATCTACTGATGCTTTAGAATCTAAATTACTTAATATTCTCAATCAAGATGGTGGTGCTAAACATAAATCTCAAAGAGGTGGTTCTTATGAAGATGCTGCTAGTATTAAAAAGTTTTTCACAAATCTTAAATCAAGTGGTGTAAAGGTTGATGTTAAACTCAACAATCAATCCATGAGTGATTTCTTTGGATTAGCACAAACTACTACAGAATTACCATCTTCTGGTTCTGCTACATCATCTCTTAATATCAATGATATTATTGGTTCTGACAGACAAGTTGGTGGTGCTAGAAAAAAGAAAGGTTCCAAAAAGTCATCTAAAAACCATAATAATGATTTAGAAGGTGGTATTAATGCTGGATTTCAAGCATTTTTAAACCTTAAGAAGCATGTTGCTGAAACACTTGGTATTTCTAACGGACCTAAAGCAGCTAAAGTTGCAGGTGCTGTTCAAAAAGAAATAAAAGAAAAACATCCTACATTAGATGCAGTTAAAATTGCTGAAGAAGGTCGAAAACATTTTGATGCAAACATGAGTCATTTTAAACAAATGCTTAATTAAATTAAATTAAAATAATATTATTCTAATTTGATTCATTTTAAGATATTAATTTCACGCCCATCATCTAATATTTCTAATACTTGTGCTTTTCTGGCAGAGATTCTTTTTTTTACATCTGATTCTGAGCTTGATTCAGTAGATGTTTCTTTATCAAATTTATCAAATGCTTTTGATAGACCATAATCAGTTAACCAAACTTTGCCATCACAAGCATTACCAATACCATTTTCTAATAGTGGTGTGTGTCCAACATATATTTTGTCAACATTATAAATTTTTTTTAATGGTTTCAAAAGTTCAGAACATTTTGTTTCAGATTCTGTTGATTTTGATTCATATTTTTTCTTACCAATATTACCAAAAACTCTGTTCCATAAAGGAGACCTATCAGATGATTTGAAAATATCATTATATTTAGCATGGTCTTTTAATTTATCAAGTAAATACAAACTCATTAATTGATTCAAACTTTTAACACTATATTTTTTAGCAATTATTGGCAATATACCTGCATGCACAAATAAATTTGACCCAATAATTAAAGCCATTTGTCTTGTACAAGCTAAAAATTCACTAACTGGATTACCAGGTTCAAATGCCCATCTGCGTGCTTTTTCACCATCTTTTATACTGTATTTATTATCAAATTCTCTTAAACCCTCGTAACTAACATAACGAAAATCACCATTTACATTCATTAATTCATGATTACCAATTAAAGAATATACCGCACCACCAACCTTTTGTGCTTGATGATGTAAATCAGTAAAATATTGTAAAATCTTCCAATCATTACCTTCATCATGTTCCGTTGCTCCTTTTTTATTACATGGTACACCACTATATCTACATCTATCAACTTGGTCACCAACTTGAACAACAACAGTGTCACCTCCAATCCACTTTTTATTTTTATCAATTAGCTTTGCAACCTTTAGTGCTTCAATAGTCATTTCCCAATCACCATGTATATCACCAATAACAATAATTCTTTTAACAGGTGGTAAAATATGAGGTTGTTCCTTTATATTATATTTTGAACATCTATCAGCCCAAATTTTCTTAAAACTATAAACATTTTCAATATAATCTTCAAGATCTTTATTAGATGACATTATACTAATACAGAAAATAAAAAACTTATTAGCTTAAAATAATTATATGATTATTTTATGATAATTAAATTATTTAATTAAAATTAACATCGGCATGTGTTCCTAATTCATATCCTGGTAAATCATTCTCAACAATATTACCAACAACATGATTATGTTTTTCTAATTCAACTTTAGTTTCATTTTCAGTTTCGGTTTCAGTTGTGGGTTCAACTGATGCATATACATCATTTTGTTCAGGTTCTAAAACTAAAGCAGCTACTTTTTCATCTAACTTATCAGCTTTAGCTTCAAGTTTATCAGCTTTATTAACATCACCTTTAATTTGTGCTTCTCTGGCTTGCATTCTTTTAGTTTCTGATTTGCATCTTAACTTGACTGTTTTTTCTTTTAATTCAGCTTCTTTTAGTAATTGTTGAGCTTCTTGATAGTTTCCTTCTTGTTCAGCTTTGCTGGCAGCAACTTTAGCTTTTTCAGCATCAGCTAATGTTTTCACTTTATCGTCATGTTTAGATGCTGCTTCTTTATGAACTTTTACTAATGTAGTATTACCTTTTTCTTCAGCATCATCTGCTTTAAGTTTATGAATTTTAGCTTTAATTGCACTATCCACCTTTATTTCTTGGATAGTTGCAGCATCTGTATGAGCTTTAGCTAATTCATTATCACCAACTTGAGCAGCTCTATTAGCAGCTTCCTTATGTTCATTAGCTTTCTTAGTACTTTCTTCAACTAATTCAGCCCTAGCTGGAGAAAGTGGTACATCAGACCTAGTTTCTACAGCTACAACATTATTAGATTGAACTGCATCAACTATTTTATCAGCGGTATCATAAGATGATAAAGTTTGAATAGTAATTAATAGGGTAGCAGCACTAATTATAGCTACTGATGGATTTTTAGTAGCTAAATATGCTATTAGGAACATATATCCTAGTTTAACTAATGTATAATCAAAAACTTTTGCAACAGACTTGGGGAGTTTAGGTGCAGCCAAAACAGCATAAAGAATTAAAAAAATAGCAACAACAGAGTTCATTATTTTATTGCTATTAACAAATTTAAGAGTTTTATTAACATAATCAGACACATGATTAACAGATTCCATTATAATATAACTTATAAAAAAATCTTAAACATTTTGTAAAATTGAAATTTAAAAGCTTAAAATTTTAAATATTATATATAATTTAATGTTAAAAACAATATTATGCAAAGAAGGCTATTTAATACCAAAAATCGATAAATATAAGGATATTATTGATGTAATTAAAAAAGAACTAACAGTTGAACCATTTAAATTACCATCATTTGTTACAAAAGAAAAATCAGAAGAATTTACAGTTTATCAAGAAAATAATGAATATATAAGTATTCCAAAATATTATGGTCTTAAAAAAATTGGTAAACCAGATATTAATAAAGAAATTATTGGAGAAAAAATAAAAACAAAATTTAATGGTGAACTTAGAACAAAACAAAAAGAAATAGTAGATAAAATTATCCCACATATTAATACAAATGGCGGTGGTGTTCTTTGTCTTCCTTGTGCTGCAGGAAAAACTGTTCTAGCTCTTTACTTGGCTTGTCTTTTTAAAGTTAAAACACTTGTTATTGTTCATAAAACTTTCTTACTTAATCAGTGGAAAGAACGAGCTGAACAATTTACTAATGCAAAAATTGGAATTATTCAACAGAACAAGATTGACATTGATGGAAAAGATATAGTGATAGGTATGCTTCAATCAATAGCTAAAGACAAGTATGATAATGATATTTTTAGGGATTTTGGAATGGTTATTTTTGATGAAGCTCATCATGCACCATCTCAATATTTCTCCCGTGCATTGCCTTTAATTTCATCAAAAATTACTATTGGGTTAAGTGCAACACCAAAAAGGTCAGATAAATTAGAAAAAATTTTATATTGGTATTTTGGGGATATTATGTATAAAGCAAATGTAGAAGAAAATTCTAAAGTACTTGTTAATATTGTTAATTATGAAATAACTCATGAAAAATTTAGGGAATTTAAACTGAGAACAGGTGATGTAAATCGTGCAAAAACAATTAATAAAATAACCTCAATTGGTAGAAGAAATAAATTTATTGTTGATATAATGGAAGAAGTTTTACAAGAAGACAGTCGTAAAATTTTAGTTTTATCAGATAGAATTGAACACCTAGAATTATTAAAAAAAAGAATTGATGAAAGACAAATAGCTTCTACTGATTTTTATATTGGCGGTATGAAACAAAAAGCACTTAAAATTGCTGAAAATGCACAAGTAATTTTAGCATCATATGGTATGGCTTCTGAAGCACTTGATATTCCTGATTTAAATACATTATTTATGGTTACATCTAGAAGAGAAGTTGAACAGGCTGTTGGTCGTGTAATCCGAAAAATTATGCCAAATATTAGACCAACAATTTATGATTTTGTTGATGAACTACCTAGTTTTATTAAACAAGGTCAACATAGAAGAAAATTATACAAAAAAATGGGATTTGAAATGAGAGTAATTGATGTTAAAGAAAATGAAATTGTAAAAGAAATAAGTTTAGATGAATCAAATGATACAACTAAACATATTATTGTTAATAATGAAGATTGTGGTTTTATTGATTAATTTCACAAATTACAACACGGCTTAAATGTTTTACGATGAAATTGACTGTTTCCATATTTGTTTAATCCATCTATATGTTTTTTAGTACCATATCCCATATTACTTGTTAAACTATATTTTTCATCTAATTCTGGATTATTAATACATAATTGTTTTATATATTCATCATGATATTCTTTGGCGATTATAGATGCTGCAGCTATAGACAAGTATTTAGCATCACCTTTAACTACAGATTTAACATTATAATCTTTAAATTTATTTTCCCAACCAACACCATCAATAATTAAATTATTTAATGAATTAAAATAAGATTCATTGCAAACAGATTCTTCTAAATTAATTATAGCTCTATCCATTGCTAATTTAGTTGCATTAAGTATATTAATAGAATCAATTTCATTTGGTTCCGCCCAACCGACACCCCATGCTAATACATTAGATTTAATCCATTCAAATGCCTTTGCTCTTTTTTTAGCAGATAGTTTTTTAGAATCAATTATAATATTATCATTATCTTTTGTATTCATACCCCAAATAACAGCTCCAGCATAAACTCTACCAATTAATGGACCTCGTCCAGCCTCATCTAATCCAATTTCATAATCATTTAAGTATTTTTTTTGCATTTAACTTTATTATTAAATAAACTACACATCTCTAAATATTTTCAGGGTTTCGTCCGAAATATCCATGTGGTTGAACAAATTGGACAATGATTATTTTTACTAACCCATGGTTTAATGCACTCATAATGAAATGAATGACCACAAGTACCCTCAGAAATGATTGAATCAATACCCTTATCTTGATAATAAATGCTATTTGTATTTAAATTACATCTACAAATTGTACAATCAGTATTTGATGGTAAATTATATCCCCAACTACTGAACATTTTAATTTTATTTATCTGAAATTTAGTTGACATTAGCTATTATATTAATATATTATAATATTTTTTAATCAATTTTTTCAAAAAAAATATAGATTTAATTTAAAAATAAATTGTAAGTTATAATATATGTTCAATTCTAAATTTTTAGTCAATGTTTTAGAGATAAGAAAATTAAATGAAACTAATAATAATACTATTTTTGATAATCAGTCTGATATACTTTTATTAAACTCAACTGATAAACTTGTATTAAATATATATTTGAAAACAATTTCTATAAAAGCAAATGTAGGTGGAAATAATGAATCAAATGAATATTTTTTTGATTCAGATAATAAATTATATAAATATGATATTAATGGTAAAAATCCACAATTAGCAAATGGAAATTTTTTGATTGTATTTTCAAATGATAAAAAATATGTTAATAATGCATACAAAGTTTCAAACGGAGTTTTAGAACAATTATATACTTATTTTGATGGTGCTAATTTAAAATTAATAATAAATAGTAAAGAAAATAATGATGATGGTACACTTATTTTAACTGACGATTATAAAATATTCGTTAGAATAGGTAATAACTGGTTTGGAAAATAAATTAATTATTTGCTAAATAAGAATCATACTCAAATTTAAGTTTCATAAAATCATACCCTTCAATTCTACTAACTGGTACTACTTTATTTTTATCTAATTTAATAAAAATTTGTGTTGGAAGCGATTCAACTTTATATTTGCTAACTAAATCTGTAATTAGCTTATTATCTACATCTAAATAACCAACAACAAGTTTGGGCATATTTTTAGCAGTTTCCGGTTCATCTAATTTTTTTTTAAGTTGTTTACATGGTCCACACCATGCAGCACCAAAATATAACATAATTACATTATTATTTTCGTGATTTTCAATAATAAATTCATCTAATTGTTCAATTCCTGATATTTCTTTCATTACAATAATTAAAAAATACTTTTTAAGCTTTGTATTTTTTAATTTTTTATTTAAAGATTTTTAGATATCAGATTCTGAATCAGAATCTGAATCAGATTTTAAAGGAGATAATTCAGATTCAGAAGTAGTTGATTTTAAATCAAATTCTGAATCATCAAAAAAATATTTTTTATTGGATTTATTCTTTTTCTTACCACCAGTTTGTTTACTAGTAGATTCAGCGGCAGCAGATTCATCTGTAACATCAGTAGATTTAGCTGTAACATCAGTAGTATTTACATCGGTAGCAGATTCAACTACAATCAGATTTTCGGGATCATCACTATCATTATTAAACGGAGTGGTCGCAGGAACTACAATCAGATTTTCGGGATCATCAATATCACTCTCTATATGATTTTTAACTATGTTATTGATGTCTTTTTCATTATAGCGACTACTATCAATGAATTCATCATCAGAACCACCTGTTAAATTTGTTGATTTAGTCAATAATTTAGATAATTTTTTTATGTCAGATTTTTTTGTATTACTTAATCCACCAACTAAATTATATCCATACATATCTATCATTGAAGGAGTAACAGATAAATTATCAAGGTCTAATATATTATGACCATAAAATGATTGGGATTTAGATTTAGCACCTCCTTTTTGAATATTTTTAGATTGAGATTTGAGAGCCAAGTATTTTGATTTATATTTTAAATATTTTTGTTCAAATGACATGTTATATATTTTTAATTAGATTTTAATATTTGAATTATAAAAAATTGATTTTTTTTAATATTAGTTAATAAATTATTTATTAATGTTTAACGAGTCTGATATTGAGAATTATGATAATAATACTAGTACAATTCAACAACTAACAAAAAACTATACTAAAAAACAAATTAAATTAGAAGATTTAAAAATTAACCAAGTTGTTATAGTTAATTTTTATCCTCATAGTCAAAAATATATTTATGATTTAACACCAAAGTTTGGTAAAATAATAGAAGTTCCTGAAAATGGTAATATATTTGGATACAAAATAATAAATTATAATACTAATTCATCAGAAGAAATAGAACTGTTGTTTCATGAATGTATGTCATATTATGGTGATAGTTTAGGTTATGAGTATGATATTTTTGAATTGGTTTATAAATTATGATGTAAATTTTTAATTTAATTATACAAAAAAATCTAATTATAATTAATGGAAAAAAATAAATTAACACATCCTAATACACAAACATTAGTTCCTGACATGAAATGTGCTCCAAGTAAAAAATACATAGATGGTTCGTGTTTTACATTAGAATCATTAAGAGAAATTGCTGAAAGTTATAATAAAAGAAATGAACAAAAGATTGATTTAAATTTACCAAAAGATAAATTAGTAGATGAATTAGAATCCAAATTATCTAATAAATGTTCAGAACAAACATGTTGGTTAAGATTAGATTTTGTTAAACAATTAAATAATGAGGATATTGAATTAAATACTTTTAGACCAACTGGACCTTCTAAAAAGTATGATTGGTTAAGTACAACACACATAAATAATGTCATTGTACAATACCAACAACAATATAATGATTTTATATTTTTAGGAGCAGTACCTTATGATTTTGATGGTTTACCTATATTAGGGATATCTGATTTAAATTTTAGTGAATTAGAACAACAAAAAAAGAATAAAATAGGTCTTGTAGTTAATTTAGATAAACATACTGAGAATGGTTCTCATTGGGTTGCATTATATACAGATTTAAATAAAAATCAAATTTATTTTTTTGATTCTGTTGCTAAAAAACCAGGAAAAAATATAAGAAAATTTATTAATAGAATAACTAAATATCTATATCATAAAAAATATAATAAAAAACTACCCATAAATGATATTGTTAGTGAACTCAAAAATATTGATAGTACACAGGAAAATAAAATAAAAAAATTAATTAGTTCAAATAAATATCTTAAAAATCTAATAGGAGGTGGATTTGATATTAGATATAATGATATTCAACATCAATTTAAAAATTCTGAATGTGGTGTTTATTCAATAAATTTTATTATAAGATTAGTTGGTGGTGAATCTTTTGATTCTGTTATTAATAATATAACTAAAGATGAAGAAATGAATTTGAATCGCAAAATTTATTTTAGAAATGTCAATTAATCAGTTTTTTCAATGATAAAACTTAAATTATGAGGTAAATCATAAAAATTATATTGATTACCTCTTGAATCTTTAAACAATATATCTAAATGATCTAGATTAAATGAACTCTGAAATTTGAACTGACTGACTGATTTTCCATTAAAATATAGTAATCCAAATGGAACTTTTTCTGATAAATTATTTAAGTATAAATAAACCTTGTCATCAATTCTTAAATCCCATATTTTATTTGCAATATGATTTGAACTAGGATTGCATTTATTAGTAAATCCTAAATTATAATGAGATAATTGTGTTGAAATAATATCAATAATATCAGATTCTATAACAGATTTAATTACAACTTTATGTTGTTTATTCAAAGATATTTCTATATTTTGATTTTGTTTTACTATTTCTTCATTAAGTACATAAATTAAATCATCAATATCATATTTTCCTGTTGGTAAATATATTTTAATATCATCATCATTGACTTTTATGTGTAATAAATTATTTTTATCTTCTTCTATATTAAATTTTGGTTCTGGTAAAGAATAAGACATTAATTTAATTCCTGTTACATTTGATAACATATCCATTAACCATGTATAACTAGATTTATTATCATTATTTGAAACTTCAATTTGTATCTGATTTGTTCTAAATAAATAGTCATAATTTTCAATTAGTTGTTTTACATCAGATTCTTTCTTAGATAACTCGATTTCTTTTAAACTAAACATACTAGATTTTGTCTCAATATCATCATTTTTAATTCTTAAGCTTTCAAATTCTTCTGCTATTTGTTTTTTAATTTCCGCTATTTTTTCTAATTGTTCATTTTGTTTTGTAATAACGTCTTTTAACTCAGTATTTTCAATTGTTAATTTATCAATTAATGCTTTTAATTGATGAGTTTCATCTTTTATTTCTATATTCATTGATTTCATTGAATTTTTTAGATTGCTAAATCTATTTAATGATGTATCAGGAATATTATTTCTTTTACTCTCTTCAGCATGTCTCTTGTTCTCTTCTGCTTGTCTAATTAATTCATTTCTTTTATTTTCTTCAGCTTGTCTAATTAATTCATTTCTTTTATTTTCTTCAGATTGTCTAATTAATTCATTTCTTTTATTTTCTTCAGCTTGTCTAATTAATTCATTTCTTTTATTTTCTATATTTCGTGAATCTTGTTTTAATACATTATTCGTACCTACTTCTGATTTAGGAAAATTATCACTAGTAAAATCGACATTTTTTTGTTGTGTTGTTGGTTTTAAACCACTTCTTTCAGATTGAAGTTTTTTTAATCTGTCTTCAAAATTTGATTGGTCTTCTATTATTTCTGCATCAATTAAAGGTTTATCAATATTTTCTAAATTATATAAATCTCCACTTATATCATTAGATAAACCTTGGAATGTTTGATTAAAGTGACTTGAATCCATATTTTTAAAATCAGGTTTACCTCCAGTGGTTGGTATAACATTTGTTTCTTTTGGTCTACCCATACTTGTTGAATTAAAATTTTTAGAATTTTCTGATTTATTTGGATTTGATTTAATTGATTTTAGAAAATCAGGTGTTGAAGGTCGCTGATTTTTTTGATTCACTTCTGTTTGTCTCATCTGTTGTATTTCATCCATTTTACTATTTACATCACCAGAACGACCAGATGAATATGCATTAAACATATTATTAGAATTAATATCATCAACTATTGGTTTAAAAGCTTGGTCTAAATTAGATTCATAACTATTAGAATTTGGTGAAAAACTACTAAATTGATTATTCATTCTTTTGTGTTCAACATTAGCTACTTTTTGATTAAGAGATAATGGACTAGTATTTTTAGATGCTTCTGGTCTATCCATAAATTTGTTTCCTTGAGTTGGATTTGAATTAAAATCCCTTTGAAACTTTAAATCAGCTGTTGATTGTAAACTAGGTATTAAATTAGACTGTTTTATTTCAGATAGTGATTGTTTTACTGAATGTTCCTTGAATTGTTTAAATATTGATTCAAAATTTGTATTATTTAATTTACTTGAATCTAAAGAACGATATATCATTTTCATATTTTTTATAAGAATATTTATAACATCTTGTTTCCCATCTCTATTTAAATTATTTAAATTATTTTGTTGTAGTAATATTTTATTTAAACTAGCTATACATTCTTTTGAGAAAAATAGATTTTGTAATTGTTCTGCTTTGTCATTACTATTAGATTTAGTTTTAGAAATTTGTTCTGCCATTATTTATAAATTAAGTTTTTTTTCTTTTAATACATTGTTATGCGTTTATTTAATACTATAAAGAAAAATCATACTGATTTGTCTGAAAAATTTCCACCATCAATATCATCTATTTGTTCATTATTTATTTTATCAGCTTTTTGTTTAGTTTTTTTATTAACTGTTTTATTAACTGTTTTTTTAGTTGGTTTTTCAACTGTTTTATTAATTGGTTTTTCAACTGTTTTATTAACTGTTTTTTTAGTTGGTTTTTCAACTGTTTTTTTAGTTGGTTTTTCAACTATTTCTTCAATTGATTCATCAGTTTTTTTATTAACTGTTTTTTTAGTTGGTTTTTTAACTATTTCTTCAATTGATTCATTAGTTTTTTTATCAACTGTTTTTTTAGTTGGTTTTTCAACTGTTTTATTAACTGTTTTTTTAGTTGGTTTTTTAACTATTTCTTCAATTGATTCATTAGTTTTTTTATCAACTGTTTCTTCAATTAATTCATCAGTTTTTTTATTAACTGTTTTTTTAGTTAATTCATTATTAGTTTCAATATTTTTAGTTAATATTTCTACATGATTATTATTTACTAGTTCCATATGTTGCGTACTATTTTCAGATATTATTGTATCTTTAAAATCTTGATTAATAATCATTGTTTCACCATCAAATTTAAATATTTTGTCCCATGGTGGATAATAAATATCTGATTGTGAATATTGGTCTTTTTTAAGAATACCATGTATAATTAAGGCCATTTTAGCTGCAACTTGTTCTCCTTCTTTTTTAGAAGAACCAACACCAAAACTAATACATCTTTTTTCGATAGGACAATCTGGTTCAACATCATGACGTTCAACACCCATAATATATTTACGTTTATGATGAGGTCCTTCAAAATGAATAGTAATATATTGCGGAAATTTCCATTGTTTTTGATGGTGAACTCTTAATAACTGGTCTTTATAATTATTATCACAATATAATTTCTCAGAATAATCAATTAGAGTTTCTAACAGATTAATAATTAAAAACATACATGGTTCAAAACCATTTGATAGAAATAATGCTCCAATAAATGATTCAAACACATCTTCATGAATCTTATCTAGATTCCGCCCATTCATCATTTCAATTTGTTTGCTGATAATAAAAAATTTATTTAGTCCAATTTCTTTAGACATAATTGCTAAATTTTTTTTATCTTCTAATTTTGTTTGAAGTCTAGTCATAAATCCTTCATCTTGTTTTGGATATCTATGAAATAAATACATTGATACAATTAATTTAAGAACCCTATCGCCAAAATATTCTATACGGTCATAACATTTATCCATTAGTTCTAAAAGCTCAGATGGGTTACCAAGTTCAAGTTTAGCTGCATCAAGAATATGTTGAGGTTGGTTGTCTTTTTTACAATATGATTTATGTGTAAATGCTTGTCTAAAATATTCAATATGATTAATTTTATCTATATTTACATTATATTTTGCTAGAATTTGAATAATATCCATTTCGCTTATTAAGATATTATTCAAATTATAGGGTATATGCATAATTTCATCTTCACCATCATTATTTTTGATAATAAATCCATCGTTTATATAATTAGTTATAGGTTTAGTGTTTTCCATTAATAATCAATGCATATTATTTCTATAAATAAATATTCAATTTTTATAAAAATAATCTAATAATATATATATATATGTTAGGTAGTAAACCATTATTAAATCATCAACCATTATTAAATTCTCAACCATTATTAAATCCTCAACCATTATTAAATCCTCAACCATTATTAAATCCTCAACCATTATTAAATTCTCAACCATTATTAGGTCAATCAACAGAAGAATATACATACATATACAATCCATCCACAAATAGTTATATACAAGTACATAACCCATATTCACAATCTCATACACTACTACCTACTCAGTTACTGCCCAGACAACCACAATATAGTCAACAACACGGCCAACCACAACGCAGACGACAACACGGCCAACCGCAACACAGCCAACGGGGGATTCGAACGCAACAATTCAATACACCGCCAAAAGTACGTTCAGGATTTTTGAAACAACCACCTGCACAACAAAAAGCACAATCAATGTCTCAGACACTACCTGTTCAATTACCACCCAAACAACCAACTCCAACACCTGCACAACAGGGACAACAAAAAGCGCACCATTCCAGACACCCAATAGAATATTCATCATCCAAACCATCACACACTACACAACAAAAAGCACAATTGGGGCAACAACTGTTATCAAACCCCTCTAATTTAAAAGAACAACCATACCAGATGCCAGGTGTTTTGCCGACTGATCTTGATAGACTACGACAAATCGCTCAACAAATCGCACAAGAAAAAACGCAATTGGGACAACCATCAACCGCGCGCCCAGCAAAACAATTATTTGAATCAGAATCATTCCCTATACTACCAGGACACGAAGACTCCCAACTAACAGCTACTAATTCAGAAGAACAACCATCATACGTATCAGTAGCATCACGTATCAGCAAACCAATGGCTGCACCAGAATCACAAATCAGTAAACCAACAGACACATCTCAACCCAGTAAATCAGAAAAAAAATCTAATCCAACAATGCAAGATTTATTAACATCAATTGTATCACAAAAATTTGATAATGGTGCTTCGAATGACCGGGAAAAAATCAAAAATTCGATGGAATGTATATTAATACCCGATCCAAAATATAGATTATTTTCTCACTACTATATAGAAGATTTATGTAGGGAAAAATATGAAGATGAAAGAACTTTAGAGAAAGCTAAAATTTCTAATGTTAATCATTTTGTTCCAATTAATCTCAGCTATTATGATAATAAAACTAATGAGTTAATGATAGTTTCTGATAATATGAAATTTACTGATGGTGGTAAAACAGTTACATTACGGCAAACTATGAATTTTAACAATAAAACAAAAAAAATAAGTATACGTTTAGATGCTGGAGAATTTACATATAGATATCAATCTAATTATAAAATAGTTACAGAAGGTGATAATTTAAAAATTAAACTAGATCCTTATACACTTGATAAAGATAAAATTATTAAAAAAATTGTAAGAAGATTACCTAAAGCAAGACATTTAGAAAATGCATTTACTGATGCAGAAATAAGAGACCACCCAACATTACGTTTGATGGATAGCCCACTACGCAATGCTTCTATACAATATGGTATTAATATTTATATTTTTTTGAATCAACGATTGAATAAACTTGATAAAGCTCATAAAGCTAGAATATTAAACTCAGGACAACAACCTCAAGTAGAACAAAAACAACAACCAGAAGAACATTTAACTTTCACGTTTGATTATAATAAAATCGTTAGAATTAAAGATGCATTATATCTAATTTTTTATAATAGCTTAGAGATTAAAGGTACTGGTGAGTCTGCGGTAAAACTTACTAATGATCAAGAGAGAATAGAAAAACAATTTAATTATATAGAAGATATATTAAAATCTAAAGAATCATTTGAAAAATATAATAAACAGCTACAAAAGTGGAGAAACGATTATCGTGAATGGACTAATAGAAAAGTAGTTGAACAACCTCTCGAGTCATTCGGTATGTATTTTGAATATAAAAAAACAAAAGGGGCTGTTCCTAAATTATCAAAAACTAATGTTAAAATACTACAAAAACTTGCACCATATGATAAAAGAATAATATTAGAAGAAGGAACAGAACAGGCATATTACTTTGTTAAAAATGATATACGTGGTAAATCGGATGTTCGTGAATCTAGGCCAGTTAAGGTTATTAAGGCTGTTAATTTTGGTGTGTATACACCTTATTTAGTTAGTTATATACTTAGATATAATCATATATATTATACATCTGGACAAAAATATGTTACACGTTCGTTACAAAAATTATGTTTAAATGAAGGTAATATCAGAGATTTTGCAATGTTTATTCATAATTTTAAATCAGCGTGTTTTGAAACAATTTCATTATTTTATAAACTTTATGATTCCAAGCAAAAAATGAGTGTTAAGCTTAGTCATACACCATTTTATAATAATACAATATGGCAAAAAAATAAAGTGGACCCTCAGTTTATGAAAACAAATGTGGTTATATTTGATAAAAAAAAGCCCAAACACCCAAAACCAGACTCACCATCAGATACATTGAAGGTTGCTGCTTTACCTAAAATAGATGCTTTATCTAAACCAGATGATAAACCTAAAAAAATACCAACAGTACCAACTGCACTTAAACTAATTGAATTAGATGAACCACCATATGGTTTAGATGATGATGTATTAGATTTTGATATGGTTTTTGCTGATAACCACACAATTTCACCAAAAATGAATATGAATGGAAATTATACAAAATTATATGATAATACATCACGCAAAATTATTATGAATGATGACGATGATGATGATGATTATGATTATACTGACGAAATGAAACAGCTTATTAATTACAAAGATGATGAATTTGATGTTCCTGAATCAGCTTTGGCTCCAAAACCAGTTATGGTTCCAGTTTCTGCTCGTGGTTCATGGGCACAAGGAGTAAATTTAACTGATATAGCTTTTGTACCAGAACATGTCAAACAAGAGGCCGAACTTTTGAAAAAACAAAAGGAAGAAGAAGAGGCGAGAAGAATCATGAATATGAGAATTAAAGAGGAAAGACGCAAGCTTGAAAAACAGGCTGAAAGAATGACCATGCCTATTGAAGTACCAGTGGGTAGGTCTGATTATAAAAAAGTTGAAGTCAGCGAGCGAAGAAAACCTGAAGATGAACTAGAAATACAAGCTGAAGATGAGATTATTGCTAATGAAGAAGATATTTTAAGAGGTTTGTTTGATAGGCTAGTTGACTATATAACAAAAGGTAGAGGACATCGTAAACAGCTCCAACTATCAAATATCAATGTAGACGACCCAACAGAGCTAAAAGAATTACTTAGAAAAGCATATGAAGCTGAATTGTTTAAGGTATCTGGTACGCCTACTCCAGAACAAATAACAAAACAAGAAGAAATTATATTCAAGAAAATAATGCAAGAAAATTTTGACGAGCATCTCAAACAAGAAAAAAATGTTAATGAATTATTAAATAAGCTAATTAAATATGTAAAAAAAACAAAAATACTTACTAGACGGTTTGAAAATTTAGGACTCGGAGATGGGAGAGTAAAAGAATTAATTGCAGATGCCTATAAAGCTGGAATGTTTAAGGCAGATGGTACCCCACAAAAAGAGAAAGAAGAAACTGTATTTGAATACATATTAAATGGAAAATTAAATGAAAAAATAGCCGAACTAGCAAAACCCAAAGAATTCAAACTTGGTAAAAAAGAGAGAGCGCCTAGAACTGGTGGAGGCTTCTATGAAAAATATCTTAAATATAAAGCAAAATATTTACAACTTAAGGAACTATTAGAGGAATAAATTTATCCATATTATTTTTAGATTATTTATAATAAATTTATAATCTAATTATATATTAAATAATTTTATGGCATATTCATTTGATAAAAATTGTATTATATTAACTAATAGTGCAAAACTAGTATCTGAAAATAATAATTTTAAATTAAATTCATCTTATGGAATTGTCACATTTCATGTTTTAGATAAAAACATTAAAAAAATTTTAATCAAAATAATATTAAATCAAATTCATTCAAAAATATCATCAATCAATATTTTATTTTTTATAAAATGTCCAATTGCTAAACAAACAATAAATGAAGACCTTAAAAAAAGTTTCATTAAAGACTGGTTATTACAAAGACATCAAAACACTATTTCGATTGAAAAATTAAATCAAGACCTACGGGATATTGGTGTTTCTACTAATGAAAAAATAACTACTAATGACCAATTAAAAAAATATATAGAAACTCTTGATTTTGATAAAATTAATGATTTCCTAAATTTTGAGATTAAAATTCATAAACCAAATGAATATACATCTAATTTAGCTCTTGATTTTAAACCTAGTAAATCAGTTGATATTAATCTAGGTTTGTTTGAATTAGATAATTTTAAAGATTTTGATATTGATAAAACTGTTAAATCAGACATAAAATCAATTGTTGAGTTTGATAATAGTAAAACATATTCATTTAGCTTATCAGAAAATGTAAATAAATCTAATGAATCATTTTTTGATATTATTAAAGAAAAAATTAATTCAAGTCTAATTATAGTTTTACCATGTTGTGATAATGAAAATACAAATTTAATAACAAGTTATTCTAAAAAATATATTATAAATTATAACTAATATTTACGCTTATAATGCATCATATTTTTTCTATGAAATGTTGTTGTTTTATTATATTGTTTCTTGTAAAATTCTCTTTTTTTTGGTGCACAATCATAATAATTCAAATCGTTTGAATTATTATCATATGGATATATAACCGAAAAATCATATGGTTGTGGAAATGAATTAGTTTGATAAAAATCATAATTTATTGTTGAATAGCTAATTGGTGCAACAGTAGTTGTTAAACAATATAAACTATTCAACAGTAGCATAGTATTATTATTTGCATCAGTATTTGTGTGAAACATTATAATTATAAAACATATCTGTAAATATATATAATATTCAGTTTTTTTAGTAAAAAACCACAAGCAGTTTTTTTAGTAAAAAACCAAATAATAAAAGCAGTTTTTTTAGTAAAAAACCATAAATAATAAAAGCAGTTTTTTAGTAAAAAACCACAAATAACAAACTTATTTAAATGGATATTATATTTAAAATATAAAAATAGAATGAGTGAAGAAATTATAGAATCAAAAGCAGAATACACAATAGCTGTATGCGGTCCTGTTGATGCAGGTAAAAGTTCTTTAATTGGTGTTTTAACAAGTGGATGCTTGGATAATGGCAGAGGTTCATCACGAAATAAAATTTTAGTTCATCCTCATGAAAGAGAATCAGGTAGAACTAGTAATATATCATATAATCCATTAATTTATAATGAATTAAATGATTCTATTGTATTATCAAATCCTAAAGAAAAATCTGATAATTTGCTTAGTTTTAATTTAAGACATGGAAAGAATCCATGGACAAATAAAATAGTAAATTTCATTGATTTAGCAGGTCATGAAAAATATCTAAAAACCACAATTTTTGGTGTTACTGGATTGTTTCCAGATTATGGTATTGTAGTAATTGGAGCAAATACAGGTATTACTAAATTAACAAAAGAGCATTTAGGTATATTACTATATTTAAAAATTCCAATTATTATTACAATTACTAAAGTTGATTTGGCCCCCAAACATGTGTATCAAAATTTATGCAATCAACTTAAAAAATTACTTGGGAAAAATACATATGGTAAAGTATTATATTTTATATCTGATTCAAAAAAACAAGATGAAGAAACTGATTATTATTTAGCACATATGATTGGAAACCAAGATATTATTCCAATCATTTCAGTATCAAATAAAGATGGCACTAATATTGAAAATCTTCACAGAATTTTATATTCATTACCAACTAGAGATAAATGGATTAATGTTAAGACTAGTGGTTCGGTATTTTACATTGATTCTGTGTATATGGTTCAAGGTATTGGTTTAGTATTATCTGGAATAAATAAAGGTAATCCAATTAAAATTAAACAAAAGATGTTCATTGGTCCTTTTAATAGTCAGTTTAAAGAAATACAAGTGAAATCAATACATAATAGTTTAGAACAAAACATAAATGAAACAACACAAGGAGTTCAATTATGTTTAGCAATTAAAACATTAGACCAAAAAGATATAATTGATAGAACAATGATTAGAAAAGGTATGGTAATAATAGATGATATTAATAAATATAAAAAAAATATAGTGAAATCATTTTATGCACGTATTAATGTATTACATCATGCAACAACAATAAAAACAGGTTATAGTCCTGTAATTCATTGTGGTCCAATCAGACAATCTGCACATATTGATTTAGATTTTATAACAGATGAAAATGATAAAAAAATATTGAGAAGTGGTGATAATAAAATAGTAAAATTTACATTTGATTATCATTCTGAATTTATGGAAGAAAATATGATATTCTTTTTTAGAGATGGTACAACAAAAGGTGTTGGCGAAGTATTAAATATAACAGATGTAAATTAATTTATTCAGATTGAACAGCTGGTAAAATATCCTGAACAATATCTTTATAAGTCATCATTCTCATTTTACAACAATAACGTCTAATTTTGAGACTCAATAGTAACTTTGATAGTTCTTGTTCTTTATCTTCGGTAGATAGTTTAGGATTATTACAAATATTTTCTTTACCTTGTTCATATTCAATGGTTTTTTGACCAAGAAAATAACCACATGTAGGACAACTTAGATATAGCATTATAATTATTAATATATAAAATTATATATTTTTTAATTCAATTTTTTTATTACACCTTTGGAGATTTAAAACGCCTATTTTTTATTTTAGGATTAATCAATTTTGATAATAAAAATTGATTAATTCATATTTAGAAGTATGTGTATTTAATATATAAATATGAACGAAGAAATGACATTTAACACCATGAAAAATATAGATTTTATTAATCATATAATCAGTTTTAGCAATATTGACAATATTTTAGATGAATGTAAAACTCAATCTGAAAAAGGTTTTATTTTTGAAAGATTATTTGATATTGTTATTAAATTTGGATTTTGTGGTATTTTTACAAATTCTAATTTTAATCATTTAGTTGGTAATTCTAATAATGCTAAACTTAAAATTTTAGATAATTTTAATCAATATCTTAACGAAAAAGTTTTTAGTGGTAATTCTGGTGGATGTTCAGATATTACATTACAGAATAAAAATGATGATACATATATTTTTATTAGTTCTAAATATCCTAAATCAAATGATGATATTAAAAAACAAAAATCAGTTGATTATTATGATATTCAAAATATTATAGCAATGGCAACAAAAAATAAACATATTTATAAAAATTATAAAATATTTTTAGTTGTTCCTAATAAGAAAAAAGTTTTAGATAAAGTTAAAAATGCGAATGAATCAAGTAAATATATTACAGAACATATGACTGAAGATAATATTTTGGATAAAGATGATTTAAATAAATATTTTTTAGCATTCAAGCAAGATATAATTAAAAATAAAAATAATGATTGGCAATCTATTTATTTGAATAGTAAAGAAAATTTAAATTTAAGGTTTCATCAAGAATTAATTACTCAAAAAACAAGTAATTTAAGTGAAGAAGGTAATAAATGTTTTTTATGGGGTTGTAAATGTCGTAGTGGTAAAACTTATATGTTTGGTGGTATTATCATTAAACAATTTAATATTAAGAAAAAATTAAATGTTCTTATTATTACACCTGCACCTACAGAAACAGCACCACAATTTACTAATGACTTATTTAATAAATTTAAAGATTTTGATAAATTTAAAATTCATCATATCGAAGGTTCCAAATCATTAAATAGTATTGAAACATGTGATAATAATATTTTTGTTATATCTAAACAACTTTTACAAAAATATATTAATGATAAAACTTTTATGAAAATTAAAAATTTAAAATTAGATATTATTGGTTTTGATGAAAACCATTTTTCAGGGACTACAGATTTATCAAAAGATATATTAACATCATACTCTTCTAAAAATACAATAAAAATATTTTTAACAGCTACTTATAATAAACCATTGAAAGAATGGAATATTTTACCAGAATGTCAAATGTTTTGGGATATTGAAGACGAACAAATATGTAAATCTATTTTAGTTGATAATACTAATTTAGATAGATTAAAAGAAAAACACGGCAATGAATATATTGCAAAAACTATTAAATATTATACTGAATTAGGTTTATCAGTAAATGATATATTCAAATGTTATGAAAGAATGCCTGATTTACATTTAATTACTACTATGTTTGATAGTCAAAGATATGAAATAATTAAAGAAAAATTAAATAATGAAAATAAAATGGGATTTTGTTTTGATACGCTATTTGGATTAAATAAAACAAAAACAAAATTTAGTTTTGAAAATGAAGTTAAAACAATTTTAAGATATATTTCAGGTTCTCATAAAGAGGAAGATGGTGAGAAAACTATATTTACAAGAATAAATAATATATGTTCTGAAAAAGAAACAAGACAACCATTTACTCAAATATGGTTTTTACCATCTGATAATATTAATGAAATTTCACAATGTCTAAAAATATTAATGGAACAAGATTTAATACTAAAACATTACGATGTTCTATGTATTAATCGTAAAAATAAAGAATTAGCAAAAGATATTAAAGATGAAATTAATAAAAAAGAAATTGAGGCAAAATCAAAAGGAAAAAGAGGTTTAATTCTTCTTGCAGGAAATATGCTTACACTAGGTATTACTCTAAATTTATGTGATTTAGTAATTCTACTAAATAATGCTTTATCGTCCGATAAAGTTTTACAACAAATGTATAGATGTATGACTGAAGGTGAAAATAAAAAAATTGGTTTTGTGGTAGATTTAAATATTAGCAGAGTTCTAAATACTTGTGTAAATTATACGGTTTATAAAAATGAAAAAAGTATTGATGATAAGATGAAATATTTAATTAATAATCGTTTAATAAATATAGATGTAGATATGATGTTAAATAAAAAAATAAATTCAGATATGATAGTTAAGAAACTAATGGAAATATGGAAAGAAGATCCAATTAATAGTTTTAGAACATTATTAAGAAAATTAGATAATGATTATGAAGAATTTGATAATTCAACACAAAAATTAATAAATAAAACATTTACAAAATCATTAAAAGATGATAAAGTGGGATTAGATGTAATTGTAAAAGATGAAGATGATGATATCCAAGAATTACCAACCGGAAAAGAAAAGACTAAAAATGTTAGCGATAAAGAAAGTGATGAATTTTCTGATGAGGAAAAAGAAGAAACACAAATATCATTTACAAAAGATGTATTACCTTATGTAATACCATTAACTTGTATATTAACAATAAAAAATACAAATATGGATTTTGTAAAGATGTTGAATGATATTAAAGAAAATCCAGATTTATTAGATACATTTGATGACCAATGTTTATTATGGTGGAATAAGAAGGATTTAATAGATTTAATAAAAGATATAGTAAGTAAATATTTTGATAAAAATTCAAATACATATAATATCTCAGTTCAATTTAAGATGTCATTACAAAGTTTAATAGATAATCCAAAAGAGTTATTAGAATTAATAAATGATTGTTTGAAACCAAAAGAAGTAGAGAAAAAAGAAAATGGTGAAGTATTTACACCAATGAAATTAGTAAATGAAATGTTAGATAAATTACCAATAGAAGTATGGAAAAATAAGAATTTAAAATGGTTAGATCCTTGTTGTGGAATGGGAAATTTTCCAATAGCAGTATATTTAAGGTTAATGGAAGGCTTAAAAGATGAAATTAAAGATATGGAAGAAAGAAAGAAACATATCTTAGAAAATATGTTATATATGAGTGAATTAAATAAAAAAAATGTTTTAGTATGTAAGCAAATATTTGATATCAATAATGAACTAAAATTAAATATTTATGAAGGTGATAGTTTAAAAGTAGATTATAATAAAGAATTTAAAATAAAACATTTTGATATTATAATTGGAAATCCACCATATAATGCATCAGGAACAAAAGCATCGGGTAATACAATATGGCAATTATTTGTAAATAATAGTATTAAATTATTAAAAACAAATGGTTATATTTGTTTTGTTCATCCAAATGGTTGGAGAAAACCAAATACAGAAAAAGGAAAATTTTATGGATTATTTGAAAAAATGACAAAAGAAAATACACTATTATATTTAGAAATTCATGATACAAAAGATGGAATGAAACAATTTAATTGTGGAACACGATATGATTGGTATATTTTACAAAAAAAGAAAAATGAAAGTAACAAAACTAAAATATTAGACCAAAATAATATATCGTATGAAATAAACTTAAATAAATATAATTGGTTGGCAAATTGTGAACTAGAATTAATTGACAAATTAATAGCAAATGAAAATGAAGAAAAATGTAAAATATTACAATCAATGAGTGCATATGAACCAAGAAAAAAATGGATATCTAAAGTTGAAACAAAAGAATTTAAATATCCAGTTGTTCATTCAACACCAAAAGATGGTCATCGTTTTGTGTGGTCAAATACAAATGAAAATGGATTTTATGGAATTAAGAAAGTTATATTTGGAGAATCTGGAATATATAATCCAATTGTTGATATCAACGGTAAATATGCAATGTCTCAAGGTGCTATGGCAATTGTAATTGATAATTTAAAAGAAGGTGAAAAATTATCAAAATTTTTATGTTCAGATGTATTTAATAAAATAATAAAAGCTTGTTTATGGTCATCATTTAGAATTGAATGGGGAATGTTTAAGGATTTAAAAAAGAATTTTTATGAAATAATTGATGATAAGAAAGTAATAACTAAAAAAGCTGAATATAAAAATATTATTAATGAAGAAATTACTGATGTTAAAGTATCCAAAAAGAAAACAACTATTAACAATAAAAAAGATGATAAACTTAAGAAAAAAGTTATCAAAAGTAAAGTTAAGAAAAACATTGAGATTTAATACTTATTTCATTTATTAACATATAAAAATTTTAATTTTATAATTTTTTATATATTATTCTATAATTTGTAATACACTATGCCATTACATAAAAGCGAAGATTATAAAATAAGTGCTGTTAATTATTTTTTAGACAGTAACAAAACACAAGAGGAAGTTTGTTATATTTTTAAGTGTTCAGTTAGAAGTTTAATGCGATGGGTTGAAAGATATGAAAATGAAGATAATATTAAGAGACATAATAGAGAATCTATTTCATATAAAGTAAAAAAAGAATATGTTAAATTTGTTTTAGATGAAATTAAAAAGAATAAAACAATAACAATAGAAATATTATTAAGTAAATTGAAAGAAAAATTTAAAGATATTGAATTATCACGAAGGCATTTAGCAGATATAATAAAAGATAATAATATATCATTAAAATTAACACATATAAGACATGAACCAAATAAAAGATTTGGAAAAGATATAAATATAAATGAAAAATTAAAAGAATTTTATAAAGAAATACAAAAATATAAAATAAAAGATATTATTTCTATAGATGAAACAAATATAAATGCTTTACAAAAAAGACATCATTGTTATAATAATGTTGGTAAAAGATGTGTAATAACAACACAATCTCAAGAGGTATTTAAGAAATATACAGCAATATTTGCGATAAGTTATAAAGGTGTTATAGGTTGGACATTATATGAAAAGCGAGGAATAGATAGTATAAGATTAAAGAAATTTTTAGAAGATAATATTACATCTAAATACAAAAATAAAGTAATTATTTTAGATAATGCAAGTTCTCATAGAAATGAAATAATCAAAAAGAAACTTATAAACATTTATTAATAGGTTCGTATAAAAGAGATGAAGTATTTGTTAAAAAAACCATCAAGAAAATCAAGTAAAAAGTTAAAAAAATATAAAGAATAAATTATTTTATATAAAAATCGGCGTTTTAAATCTCCAAAGGTGTAAAAAATCACAAGCAATTTTTTTTAATACTGCTTTTATAGGGGAGGGGTCAATCACCCCCTAAATAAATAATTTAAATTATTTTCCAAACCATAATATTATTTTTAATAAGCAATTTTTCTAAGTTTATATAAATATGTCTGGTAAAATAACAAATTATCAAACAACAAACAAGTCAGACAGAAATATAAATAAATATTTTGATGAAGAACAAATTAAAATTCGAAATGAATTAAATAATTTAGATGTTCAACCTGAAAAAAATAACTATAATATATCTAAAAAAATATTACCACATGAAAAACCAGTACCTAGATCGCGAAGCGAACTAGCTAGATTGAACCCTTTAGGGCTTAATGTACAAGATATAATAATATTAATAAGAGATATGATTTATAAAATATTTGAAATGTTAGTTGATAGAAAAAATCCAATACCATACATATTATCATCTCCAGATAGATATTTTGCTTTTACAATTTTTATAATTACAATAGGATTTTTATTATTATTACTCGGAAATTTAATGAATTAAGTAAAATTATTTTATATATTAATTTAATATATAAAATGAAGATATATATTTTAAGACATGAAGACAGAACACAAGATTGTTCTTTTTTTGCTCCTTTAACCAAAGTAGGTTTAGAAAAAGCTATAAATTTAATACCGAAATTAAAAGGAGAAAAAATAGATAAAATTTATTGTTCACCATTTATTAGAACATTACAAACAATTTATCCATATTCTAAAGAACACAGAATACCAATTAATATTGAATATGGATTAAGTGAATTACACAACGAGGAAATTATTCCTAAAAAAGCAGTTGGTATAAGTTTACCTGAATATATTGCAGAATCTTTCAATTATAATCCAGAATATGTTACTTTAATAAAGCCAACTGAAATAGTTTATCCTGAAAATAGTAAACAAGCTAAATGTAGAATTAAAAAAGTATTAAAGAAAATAATAGAAGAAAATTTTAATTCAAATTGTAATATTGTTATTGTTTCTCATCAAACATTATGTAATTCAGTATTACAGATTGTTAATAAAGCAAGCAAAGAATTTAAAGGGAAACTAGATGATTCGATTGTTAATAATTATGAAAAAGGTAAATTGTCATTGATATATGATTCTGAAAAGTTTTGGACATATAAACCAATTAATTAAATTAGTTTAATATAACTAAAAATTTTATCATATTATTTAATAATGTCAATTGAAAAATTATTAGATAATATTCAAAAAATACAAATACCTAATATTTTTGTTAGTGATAATTTTAGGGTAGAAATTATTTATGTTGTTAATGATTTTTTCCCATTATTAAATTCAGAAGACAAAAAAGTATTAAATATTTTAACTGAATTTATTATTAATATAATATCTATGAAATATGGATTTGAAAAAACTGAACCATATTATTATCAGTGGAAACAAAATAATTATCGTGATATAAAAGGTGTAATATTATTATTATTGCCTTTTATTGATGATAAATCAAACAGTTATTTATTAAAAAAAATTACAGATTTGAATCAGTTATTATATTCTCAAAAATCAAAAAATATACCTATTGATATTAAAGATTTAGTTAGAGAAGAAATTCTAGGGACACATTTTGAATATGGTAATATGGGAATAAGTTTAATACCGCAAAAAATACCTGAAAATAGTGATAGTTTATTAAATTTATATCCAGAAGGAGAAAAAATGATATACAAAATAATACATCATAATTTAATCGGTTTATTACACACATTAAATATAACTAATGGAAAATCTTATATTAATTGGGTTAATATTGTGCCATTAAATTTATCTAATTATGTAGATTCAAAAATATTTTTAGAAACAAAATCAAAATTTGATATGTTAGAAGCTAATACAGCTTTATTTACAAATAAAAGAGACTTTAGATTATTACTATTAGATAATATGACAATTTATCCAGGATTATGGTTTGGTGATATTTATAATGTAATAAGAATTAAATTATATGAAGAAGCGAAACCAATTAAATGGTTATTTTTTCCTTATGAAATATCAGCAGATAACCAAATTTATTTAATTCAAGGATTAAATCAAATGATATCAATTGATAGTATAATTAATTCAAAATATGAAGATTGGGATGATTTAGAATCATTAGACCAGTTTGATTTTAAAAATAAAATAGATTTAATAATAAAAGAATTAGAATTAAAAAGAAATATAACAGGCTCATTTAATGTTGATATTGAAATATTAAAATATACTTTAATATATTTAGTTTCGAATCATTTGTCTGACAAACAAATTAATGGTGATGAAATATTTAAAAAATTTAAATTAGGTAATTCAGAACAAGACCAAAATGATGATGATTTTAATCAAAAAGATTTCAGAAAAATAGGTGATATTGTTTCAGATGAAATAATAGACTGTTTTAAAATTGTTTACACTAAATATGTGAAAGAGTTATGGAATTACATTAAACATGTTATAGAACAACTTTCAGTAACATCATATTATAAATATTTAATTGAAGAAAATGATAACACAGGAATTAAAAGAATTAATTCTAAATATTACTATGAGCCATTTAATTTACAGTTTAAAACTAATGATTTTGTTCCTGCTGAGAATAAAATAAATTTAAAAAATATATATAATATTGCAAAATCTCTCAGTCATAATAATTCAAAAGATTGGGAATTATTAGAGTCAAATTTTGTTTCTTTATTTGATGATGACCAACAAACATTTTTTTTAAGAATTTACAATTTAGTAAATAAAACCAATTGGATTAATTTAAGACAAAATCTATCAAGACAAATGATAAATGAAACATTAACTGGTAGTGATTATAATAAAAAAATGAATGAAATATTAGATTCTTTTAGAATTATTTTTATTAATTTAGTTTTTGAAGAATTAGTAACTAATGGTATATTAAATAAGTTTGTATTAAATAGACCAATTACTGATAGATTATTATTACCAAAAGATTCTGGACCAATGATTAGCAAAAGAAAAGAACTAATTAAACAGAATTTTAATAAGAACAAACAAAATTGGGAAGAATCATATTATTATTTAACTAATGATAAATTCAAGAAACTGCCTACAATAAGACTTGATAAGTCAAAGATTATTGACCCAAAAAACAAGTATAATGAAGAGAGTTATTTTGATGCAATATACAAAGACCAAAGTTGGCCTGTGTTTTATGCTATGGATTGGATAAGTCAAATAAGTTTTTTCCAACATTATATTTATCATCAAGTATTATATGTAACAGGTGCAACTGGTCAAGGAAAATCTACTCAGGTTCCTAAATTATTATTATATGCATTAAAAGCAATTGATTATAAATCAAATGGTAAAGTAATATGTACACAACCTCGTATAACTCCAACTGTTGGAAATGCAACGCGTATAGCAGAAGAGTTAGGTTTACCTATTGAACAGACAAGTAATACATCACAATTTAAAATTAAAACGAATAATTACTGGGTTCAATTTAAACATCAACAAGATTCACATACTAATAATAAAAAACTACATAGTTATCTAAGAATTGTTACTGATGGTACATTATTAGAAGAATTAAAACAAAATCCAACACTATTTCAAAAAAATATTAGCTCATCAGGTTCCTCAAAATTTATCAATAAAAATATTTATGACATTATAATAGTTGATGAAGCCCATGAACATAACATAAATATGGATATTATATTAGCACTAAGTAAACAAGCGTGTTATTTTAATAATAAGGTTAAACTTATTGTAGTGTCAGCAACAATGGATGATGATGAACCAATATATAGACAATATTTTTCTTTTATAAATGATAAATTAATGTATCCAATTAAAAATTGTTTTCCACACCATCCGATAATTAAAGATATCAATTATTATTTACCTGACCCGTTGTTTATGGATAGAAGATATCATATTTCACCACCTGGTGAAACAACACAATATACAGTTAGTGAAATTTATCTGGATAATGAACCTTATCTGACAAAGTCAGATAAGCTAAATTATTCAACTCCGTTGAATAATGAACCATCTGTTGCAGATATAACTAATGAAAATAAAGTAGCAGACCAAGCTCAAAAAATGGGTTATCAAAAGATAGAAGAAATATGTTCTAAAACATCATCAGGAGAAATTCTTTTCTTTGCAAATGGTAAAAGAGAAATTTTGGAAGCTGTTAAATATTTAAATCAAGTATTACCACCTGGTAATATTGCTCTTCCATTTTTTTCTGAATTAAATGAAAATTATAAATCTATTATTTCCAAAATTGACATTAAAATAGATACAATTAAAAATAAAAGAGAAAATGTTTATGTAGAATGGGGTGCAGATTATATTGAAGATATGTCAATACCACAAGGTCTATATAAACGTTCAATTATTATTGCAACAAATGTAGCTGAAGCATCTATAACTATACCAAGATTAGCTTTTGTTGTTGATAATGGTTATGCAAAAGTTAATAGATATAGTGCAAAAATTAATAAAACATTTTTAGAAGTTCAAAAAATTTCTGAAGCAAGTAGATTACAACGAAAAGGTCGTGTTGGTAGAATAGGCGATGGTACTGTTTATTATATGTATAAACGTGATGCACGGAAATTTATTCGTCCAAAATATAAAATAACACAAGAAGATATAACTGTAACAATGTTGGGTCTATTAGGTGAAAAAAAAATAACTGATATAGACATTAGTGATATTAATAATGATTCTAAACTAATAATTTCTCAAAACATTAATCCAAATTTATTTGATTTAAATGAACCAGCATTTGATAAAAAATATTACACTGTAAAATCAGGTTTATTAGATATTTATAAAGAAAATTATCAGATACCTAATCATTACAAAAAAATAAGTAAAATTAATAGTGCATTTGGATTTATTTATAATAAATATATAAATTACACAAACTTAGATAGTAACCAGTTTAAATTATATATGGATAAAAGTATATTTGTATTTGATTCAGGTCAAATTATAGATAATATTTTAGATTATGGGGGAAACTTTTATTTAATTCATCCATTTGAAAATAACATGAAAAGAAATATTTTAAATAACATTATTCAGTTCGAAAATATAAAAACTAATTCAATACCATTAGTTGCATATATTTATATTATATTTACATTATTTAATAATAATTTATTAATTGATACTAATAGTAATTTGTTATATGCATATCCAACAGATATAAATAGTGCTAATAGAAAATGGGTTAAATCAGAATTAGCATTACAAGTTGAAAAAATTACAAGCAAACTTCAATCGACACTACAATATTCAATAACATTAATAGCAGCATCAGCTATGGGATGTTTAAATGAAGTTATTGATATTAAATTATTTTTAGAAACAATAGATTTTTCATTTAGAAATTTACATGCAAAAGAAATAAAATGGATAACATTTAAAAAGAATTGGTTTGACAATCATGTAAAGTCAGATTTGATATTTATATATAATTTGGTTCAAAAAATCAAAAATAAATTCAGTAATTTATTAGCATTTAATATCAACAGTAAATCTGCACAACAAACATTAGATATACATTGTCAAAATTTATTAACTAAATTTAAAAAATTAAAAAATAAACAGAATGAATCTTATTTGACAAAGTCATCAAATAATGAACCTCCTACAACATTTGATGGTATATTGTGGAACAAATTATCAAACCTAAAAAATAATGGTAAATTATTAAAAGAATATAAAAATGTTATATTTGCAGATAAATCAATATTAGACTTGATGTATTCTGATATTGAAAAAAATAAGAAAGAAATTACTAGTTGGTGCAATAATAATATGTTAAATGATAATGCTATTATTAAGTTTATAATCAAATATGGAGAATATAATTTAAATCAATTAAATAATGAAAATATGAAAATATTCGAGTGGTCTTCAAAATTAAGTTCTAATTTTAATAAACAATTAACTGAATCTACACTAGATGAAAAAATAATTAGGTCTTTTATTTATGGGTATCCAATGCAATTCACACATTCAACTAATAATAAAGGAATTTATGGAACAATGATGAATCTTATATATGCAACTGTTAAATTTGCAGAGCCAAAATTTCTAGATACTAATATGGCAAAATCAGAACTAGAATCAAATGAAACATTAACATTACTTTCAAATGAATTTACACATTACTTGATGTTTACTGAAATAGAAAATCCATTGTATAAAAATAAAGATTCAATAGATACTTTGAATGTATCAATACTAAGCCAAATATCACCTGAATGGTTAATACCAGCTGTTCCACTATTAATCAATCCACTTTTATCATTAGATATCAGAGAAGTTACTGATTTTTATAATACAGATACATATATTAGTTATTCAAATTCTTGGATTATACAAAAATTTAAAAAAATAGTAATAAATAATTGGAATTCTAATATATTAATATGGGACTCTGAACAAACTCCATTATTAAGAAACTTTTATAAATCAATATATAAATATATACGTGCTACAATGGGTAATTAAATTTTAAAAAACTGCTTGTGGTTTTTTAATAAAAAAAACTGTTTATGGTTTTTTAATAAAAAAAACTGTTTATGGTTTTTTAATAAAAAAAACTGTTTATGGTTTTTTAATAAAAAAAACTGTTTATGGTTTTTTAATAAAAAAAACTGAAATATATTTATAGTAATATAATAACATAAATAGTAATGACACAAACAATAAATATAAACATTGAAACACAAGAATATTTATCTAAAAGTATTATGCAAAAACTATCTGGTTTTATAATTAATGTGAATAAAAATAATTATATTATTACTATTCATCATTTTTTACCAATACAGAAAGTTACTGAAGCTGATACTAAACAAGAATTAACTATAGCGGTTAACTCTTGTTGGAGTGAAATATTAGTACTAAATTCTAAAAACATTAATTTGAATAGATATTTGGTCCATAAAAATATTCAAAACAAATTACCCAAGATAAATGACGAATTAAGTATGGAATTAGAATTTGATAAATGTATAATGAAAGTATGCGATTATGAATTTATTCCTTATGATAATTTAAATATTGCTATGAAATTACCTTACATAAAAGCATCTATTATTTCAGATGTTGATAAATTCGCTGGATTTTCTGGTAAACCAGTGTTTAATAAAAATAAAATAGTAGGCATATTTTCAAAAGCATATTCTGATAATAAAACAATTTTAATTATTCCAATTTATATATTAATTAAAAATCTAGAAAAAAAAGATAATAATAATATATATAAATATTCATCAGTTCCTAAGAAAATTAATGCATATTATGTTAAAGAAAATCTAAACATTTATCATCCCACACTCAAAATTGATATTCCATATACAACACATTTACTTATTGAGGGTGATGTTAATTTTGATTCTATAATTGTAAATTCGCTTGGTGAAACAATGCACGGTGATATGATTATAGATACTGATAATGTGACTGAGTGTGATTTAATTAAATCAAATCAATTTACATATCTTATTACGCCAAGATTACTAATGTTATTGAAACATCTGTTTAATCAGACTGTTTTAAAATATATTTTTGGACTAATCAATAAAACTGAAAAAAATAGTGAGAAACTATGGTTGTTGTATAATGAAGGAAATTTTAGAATCACATTAGGTTGAAAATTTATTTCTTATTCTTTTAATTATATTTTTATCTTGATTACTTAATTTATGACCCATTTCTGAAATTATTTCTATATCATCAATCTTATAGCTTTTATAATTAACTCTTTCATTTTCTGTTTGTGTTACAGTTATATTTAATTTATTATCCATAAATAAAACTAATTTATCTATACATGTATCAGATAATATATTCATATTAATAAATATTCCGTTTCTATTAGATGAAAAATTATCAGATATATCTTCAACTATTATATTATATATATCAATGTAATCATTTTTATTTTTGAGTTTATCAAATTTAGTTACTAATTTTTTACGAAAACTAGTATTGTATTTTCTTGAACATTTATATTCCATTAAATAACTATATAATTTAGACTTTTTATTAAGCGAAAAATATAAATAATTCGTTTATATAAAATAATACAATTCTATAAATAATAAACAATTATGCCATATAGCAACTTGTTCCATTTAAGAATTGGTTTCTGTTTCCATCAAACTTGTCATCATATGATTTAATGAAACGAAGCGGATATATAGGTGAATTCAGATTCATTTTTGATTTAAGAGCATCTCTGATGAATTCAGCATCACGGCTAAAAATCGTAATTGAATTACCATATACATCAAACATTGAAAAATGTCTTCCTGTAGGATGTTCCAATATACCTGATGATATGGCTTCTTTAACACAAATGCGATTGATTGCAGATAGTTCAGTCCAACTATGTGGTGCTCTGCGTAATTTCAAGACAGCATGATTTTGTCTGAAAACTTCGCTTTTGATACCATGTGGTGGAGGCTGAACTCTAACTACATACGCGCGATGTTTCTTGTTAGGTGAACAGACACTGTATGTGTCACTAATAACACCTGAACTAAACCGAAACATGTTTGATGTTTCTTCTGAGCATTCACGTTGAGCTGTTTCCATTGACGAAGCATCTGTTGCATCACGCTTGCCATAGAACAACTCATACTGATTAGTTTTTGAATTATGACCAAGCAAAATAGTTTGATAAGATACACGTTGTATTTTATCATAATATTTGTCTTCAATAATAATAATCCCAGCACTATCATGATGAACTGGTTGATGAATAACAACAGCAGCTGCATGAATTGGTTGATGAACAACATCAGCAGCATTTGCTGGCTTATGGTGAATAACAACAGATGCATGAACTGGTTTCTGATGAATAACAACAGATGCATGTACTGGTTTCTGATGAATAACTATATCATCAGCTAGCTTGTGGTGAATAACAGCAGCTGCATGCGCTGGTTTCTGATGAATAACAACAGAAGCATCTGCTGTAGAGTATTGTTTAAAAGGAAGAAATCCAATTTTAGTCTTAGTAATAGGAGTGTGCATAGATTGCATTAATTTTTATATTTTAATTAGTATAACTTTAAAAATTTCAATTTTTTCATTAAAAAATTACAAGCCAATTTTTTTTCACTAAAAAATGACACTAAAGAAAATTATATGGTTTTTTACGCTATCCACAGTAGGATAGCGTAAAAATATTATCTAAATTAATAGCAAATAATACAGAGCCATTTTATTTGTAATGAAAGTAGATGATATAAAAATTTAGCTTGTGAATATCAATATAAAAAAATAAAGAAGTATATAACATATATTTTGAATTCTTAAAGAAATAATGTATTAAATGTGAGAATTTTCAAAAATAATACAACAAAAGATAATAAAAATATGACATCATTTTATATGATTATTGATAAAAAATAATTCAGTAAAATTATTATAAATTACAAGTCATTTTTTATTAATATCTAAGTTTTATTAATTAATGAGTAATAAACTAAAATTTACAAAAGATTTCTCTTATCCAGAACCAAATGATCCAGATTTTTTAGCTAAAATATTTAAAAAAAGAGAATTTTATTATTATCGTGTTCCTCAACGAAATAAAATGGAAACATATGAAGAAGTTGAAAAATACAGAGCACTCAATTGTAAGAAAGGTGAAATTGAGCCAAGAGAACAGCAAGCTATTTTACCAAATTATATAAGTCCAAATACATCATTTAGAGGTGTTATTTTAATGCATGGTGTTGGTTCTGGTAAAACAATGAGTGCAATTAGAATAGCTGAACAATTTAAAGAGCAAGTTAAAAAATATAATACTAAAATTTACGTTGTAGTACCTGGACCAAATACCAGAGAAAATTTTAAAAAAGAATTACTAACAGCAACTGGTGAAACTTATTTGAAAAATAAAGAAGATTTAAAACAAATGACAAAAGCTGAAGTCGATAGAGAAAAAAAAGCAGCAATTTATACGGCCTTACAATATTACAAGATTTTATCTTATAAGACTTTCTATAAAAAAATTTTGGGTGAAAAAATAGTGGAAAAAAAGATTGTTGGTGATAACAAAATTAAATCATCATATCGTAAAAATACAGAAGGTGACTATGAAAGAGAGTTAGTTGTTGATAGAATCACAAATATGAATAATTCTATTTTAATTATAGATGAAGCTCATAATATTTCCGGTAATGAGTATGGTGAAGCTCTTAAAAAAATTATAAAAAATTCTGAGAATCTTCGTGTTATTCTATTAACTGCTACACCAATGATTAATTTATCAGATGAAATTGTTGATTTATTAAATTTCATAAGACCTATAAATGACCAAATACAAAGAGACAAGATATTTACAAGTGATAGAAATTATTCTATGAAGATTAAACCAGGTGGTTTAGATTATTTAAAAGACAAAGCTAGAGGATATATTAGTTTTTATAGAGGTTCAATTCCTTATACATTTGCACAAAGAGTTGAAAAGGGTATTATTCCAAAAGGAATGTTATTTACACCTGTAATTAAGTGTTTTATGGAAAAATTTCAGTACACAGCATATATTGAAACAACAAAAAATTTTAGCGATACACTAGATAGAGCTTCATCTGCTGCTTCTAACTTTGTATTCCCTGGATTAAATAAAGATAAAACAGATTTAGAAGGATTTTATTCTACAAATGGCATTACAACAGTTTTATCTCAGTTAAATACTGATGGTGATAAATTGAGAAGTTTAATTAATAAGAAAATATTTGATGGTAAATTATCAAAAGCAGAAGAAGAAAATTTTATATATGGAGATAATAAGAATAGTATTACTGGTTTGATATTAAAATCTCCATATGTTAAAAAATTTTCAACAAAGTTTTATACAATTTTACAGAATTTAAGTGAATTGGTTGAAGGTAAAAAAGGTGCATCAACATCATTTATTTATTCAAACTTGGTTAAGGCAGGTGGTATGGAACTTTTTGGAGAAACATTAATTCAAAATGGTTATTTAGAATATCAAGAAGATTCAACTAATTATGATATTAAAGACGAAACTATTGACTATAAAACTGGTTTAACTTATTCAGAGTTTAAAAAACAAAAGAAAATTTTAAGTGAATTTAAACCAGCGACTTTTATTATAGTAACTGGTGGTACTGATGATTCAGGTGAAGATATTCCTGAAATGAAACAGAAAATAATTCAAGAGGTATTTAATAACCCTGATAATTCTGATGGTAAATATATTAAATTTGTATTAGGTTCAAGAGTCATGAATGAAGGTGTTACACTAAAAAACTGTAGTAGTGTACATATTATGGATGTTTTTTATAATATTCCTAAAGTTGAACAAGTTATTGGTCGTGTTATTCGTATGTGTGTGCATCAAGATGTAATCAATGATAATAATAAATATCCTAAAGTCAATGTGTATAGATATGTGGTTGCATTAAATGATATGAATAGTTCAGAATTATCAACTGATGAAATATTGTATCAAAAAGCAGAACTCAAATATTTAACAATTAAAGAAATTGAAAGAGGATTAAAAGAAATTGCATTTGATTGTCCTTTATTATTACATGCAAATATGTTCCCAGAAGAATTAGAGGAATATAAAAATTGTGTGCCTCCAACACAAGAAAACATAAAATCTGGAAAACAAATTTGTCCTGCATTATGTGATTTTAAAAGTTGTGATTTAAAATGCGATTCTAGTAAATTAAATGAAAAATATTGGGATAATAAAAACAATACATATAGAAAACTACAGAAGGAAGAAATTAACTATAATACATTTAATGATGACCTTGCTAGATATGAAGTCAGTCTAATTAAAAACAAAATTAAAGATTTATTCAGATTTAAACATGTTTATATGTATAATGAGATTATTGATGAGATTAAAAATTCATTTATAGAACATCAGGCTGAACTTTTTGAAGATTATTTTTTGGACCAAGCATTGGAAGATATGATGCCAAAATCTGAAAATGATTTTAATAATTATTCTGATACTGTTTATGATAAATATAATAGACCAGGATATTTAATTCAAAGAGGTAAATATTATATATTTCAACCATTTAATGAAAATGAAGATGTTCCTATGTATTATCGACAACGTCTTGAAATACCACACGATAATCAAAATTCATTAAATAACTTTGTTAAACAAAAATATGCTGATGTTGTTTATAAACAATCGAAAATATTAAAAGAAGAAACAAAAGCAGAAGTTAATTATAATTTTGATGATACTTTAGATTATTATGAAGAAAGAGAAGAGAATTTCATAGTAGGTATTATTGATAAAAATTTAAATAAATTAGCATCAGATGATTTAGACTTGTTTAAAATTAGACCTCCAAGAGCGAAAGTTTTAGATAAAAAAAGAGGTACTGGTATTCCAACATTTAAGGGTGCTGTTTGTTCAACATCAAAAGATAAGGAATATTTAATGAAAATAATTAAAATGATTCCAAATATTACAAAAGCTGAAATTGACAGAATAAATTCATTAATTAGAGAACAAATTTGTTTAGAAATTAGAGATAAATTATTATTTTTAGAAAAATATTCAACAACAAAAGATGGAAATAAGATTACTTATATTATGATTCCTAAAGACCACCCTATTTATCCATTTCCTTATAATTTAGAAGATAGAATGAAAGATGTAATTAAACAACTTAATAAATTAACAGGTCGCACTGTTGACCCAACTGTTAGAAAACAAAAAGATAAAGATAATAATCCTATATATGAAATGACATTTAATAACGATAAATTTTTTAAAGATATAATAACACCTTTGGAAAAATTAGGATTTAAATTAAAAGATAATGTATGGAAAATGATGATTGAATAAAATAAAGAAAAATATTAGTAATGATTATTATAAATTGTAGTAACAACTATTTATAATAATTTTATTAAATGCAGATAAATGATTTATTGATTCAAACTACTTAAAAATCTTAATTGATATGGTGATCTACCACTAGACATCATAACACGTCTGGGTACATCATCAGAACCTACAGATGAACCAAAACTAAGACCAGTTAAATTATTAACACCATTTTCAAGTTCTGGGGCGACCTTAAGAGCTAAATAAATAGTAACTCCAACAATTAAACTAGAAGTTAAAATTACTTGACGATTAGTTTCAAAAACTTTTCTAACTTGAACTAAAAAGGGTTGTTCTGATTTCTTAATTAAAGCTGGAACAGAAACTGATAATCCCATGTTTATCAAAGCACCTACTAAAGCAACAAAAATATGCACGTCCATATATAATATATATTAGAAATTTTATAATATTTTATATTTTTATTTTTATTTTTACTGGGGCATGGTCACTTCCCAGTATGCCAGTTAAAATTATAGAATCCTTAACTTTATTTTCTATATTTTTACTCACTAAAAAATAATCTATTCTCCATCCTATATTCTTTTCTCGGGAATTCCTCATATAAGACCAAAAACTATATTCTATTTTATCATTATTTATTTTTCTGTATGTATCAATAAGTTCACAATTTGTTAATATTTTATTAAAGGATTCTCTTTCTTCTTCTGTAAAACCAGCTGTTTTAGTATTAGTTTTAGGATTTTTCAAATCAATTGGTTGATTAGCTACATTAAGGTCACCGCAAATTACAACTGGTTTTGTTTTTTGTAAATAATTAATCCAATTTTCAAAAGCTCTATCCCATACATTTACTCTCCACTCAAGTCTATTTAGTGCTTGACCAGAATTTGGTGTGTAAACATGAATTAAATAAAATTTATCTAATTCAATTGTAATCACTCTACCTTCATCATCTAATTCTTTATCTTTATGTTTAAGCCCATAAATAACAGATTTTGGTTCTTTTTTACAGAAAATAGCTGTTCCACTATACCCATTTTTTGTTTTACATGGACTCCAAAATCTAAATTTAAATTTCGGGAATTTTTTAATAATTTCGTTTTCAATATCATTATATGGACATGACAGTTTTGTTTCTCCCATACAAAATATATCTGGTTTATGTTCATTTATTAATTCATCTAAATTATTTGTTTTTAATAATGACCTGAGACCGTTAACATTCCAAGCTATTATTTTCATTATTATAAAGTTAAGATAATTTATTCTTTGTATAAATCTAAATATCACTTAAAGATTATTTCATATTCAATTTATAATTTATGCAAGCGTACAATGTATTTACTGTAGAATATAATGGTCAAATTATTGGTGTATGGGATTCATATGAATCTGCTAAAACTTTTATATTAGGATGTCAACAAAACTCACTAATGACACAATCTGCCAATATAAAAACATATCAAATTAACACTTGTTTTTGTGTAGATACTAATACTATTAATCAAGAAAGTAAAATAAAAACACCTGAAAAGATGTCTGATAAGATACCTGATAAAATGTCTGAAAAGCTGTTCGAAAAGATGTCTGATAAGATACCTGATAAAATGTCTGGAAAGCTGTTCGAAAAGATAAAAAAAACTTGTTTATTTGACGATGATTCAGACCAACTTGAAAAGAAATCCAATCAAAATAAAGATGATATTGAAAATATTGATAAGAAATCATACATGCTTGAAGAAGAATTATACAAATTTAGGGTAAAACCAAAGATTGACACTAAAAATCCAGCATATTTAGAAATGACGAGACAAAAAGTAGAATTACAACATAAAATTAATATGTTAACTCAACAAAAAAAGAAGATAGAAGAATCAAAGAATACATATTCTAATGATTATAAATTATTTGAGTTATTTAGTGATAGTAGAAAGAAAGACCCAAAATTTATAATTCCTGAAATATTTACTAAAAAGTTTGATTTGTTTACAAAACTCAAAAATGAAAATAATCTATCATGGGAAAATTTTGTTAAAGAATTTCAACATGAAAATATATATAATGAATATTTTGGTTTAAATAATTATGAAGAGATGTTTTTGGAATCAGAACCTAATGGTGATATTAGTGATGAGTTAGACATTGAGTCTGATTCTGATACTGATATTAGTGATAATGATAAATAATTTATTTGCTGATTAATTTCTAAATTATTATAATCTAGAAATGTATCGTATAGAAGATATAAAAACAATTGAAACAAATATTGATAAAATTAAAGATGATGCAGCTAAAGAATATAAATCATTATATGAACCTACACTAAATGAAAATTCTAAGGTTTATTCGGCAATCAAGAATTATATAAAAAGAAAAGGAAAAATAGTATATGGAGGATTTGCACAAAATAGTTTAATTACTGCCAAAAATCCAAATGATTCATTTTATAAAACAATTGATGGAGTTTTTTATAATTGGCCTGATATTGCTGATATAGAATTTTATTCACCAACTCCACTAATTGATATTATAGAATTGACAGAAGAATTACATGCTTTGGGATTTAAACATGTAGAAGGTAAGGAAGGTATGCATCCTGAAACATATAAAATTTTTGTTAATTTTATAAATTATTGTGATATATCATATATGCCTACAAATGTTTTCAATAATATTCCAACCATTAGTGTTGATGGTATAAAATGTGCACATCCACATTTCATGATGCTTGATGCATATAGAATATTAAATGACCCAATGACATCATATTGGAGATTAGATAAAATAATTAAAAGATTTCAGTTATTGATTAATCATTATCCACTTAATCAAACTTTTGCAAAAAAGTCTATTGAATTAAAATCAAATCCTGATGTGCTTAAGATGATTAGAAAAAAAATAATACATATGTCTGATTTGGTCGTTGTTGGCTTTTATGCATTTGATTATTATATGAAAAAAGCTTCTAGTGATTTAATGCTAAATGCATATCCTTTTTATGAACTAATTTCTAAAGATATAGAAAAAGATTCAAAGAAAATTTTAAAAAGATTAGTTCATAAATTAGGTAATAAAATAACATCCAAAGAATTTTATCCATTTTATTCATTTATGGACAAGCGTATAGAATATTATTTTAATGGTCAATTAGTATTAAGATTATTTGGTAATAATGAAAGATGTACAGTATATAATTATTCAGAGAAAAAACATACTTATTTTGGGACTTATAATTTAGTTTTTATGTATTTATTATTTGATTATTTTTTAGCTGTAATTCAAAAAGACAAGCCAAATATAGAAATTTATCTTTCTTTAATAGCAAAACTTTATAATTCTAGAAATAAATATTTAAGTTTTAGAAAAATAACTGTAATTGATAAATCTCCATTTCAAGATTTCACATTAAAATGTTACGGTATTCCAACAGACCCTATTAGAAGTGCTTTATTACAGGGTTTAGAAAAACTAAAACAAGGAAAACGTATGAAATTCAGATATGGTCCATCTGGAAAACCAGGCAAAGCACCTGAATATAATTTTTCAAATAGTTCTGGAAATCAAATTTTGAATGAAAAATATTTAATTTTAAAAAAAAATAATATATAGATTATTATATATAAATGTCTAAACTAGTTAGTTATACAAATCCTAAAACTACGGCTGATGAATCCTTAGGTGTCTTCGAACAACCCGATGTCTTCGAACCACTTACAACACAAATTCTTACTCAAATAGCATCTAAAATATCATGTAAACATCACGAACTTATTACCGCATTAAGCAAACCTCATGGCTATACTTTTTCGTTGAGACAAGTACTAGGCGGTCCAAATGTACATCTTCATGTTGAATCTAAAGAAGGTTCCACAGCTGCTGTTGTAGGCCCCGTAGAACAAGAAGACACAAGTGCTGCTGCTGCTGCTGCTGTTGCTGCTGATGTTCCTGCTATTCAAGATGGTGGTGCTAAGAAAGCTCCTAAGAAAGCTCCTAAGAAAGGTTCCAAGAAAGGTTCCAAGAAAGGTTCTAAGAAGATGAGAGGTGGTGCCAAGAAAGCCCACAAAAAATCATCCAGTAAAGCACCAAAGAAAGCTTCTAAGAAAGGTTCCAAGAAAGGTTCCAAGAAAATGAGTGGTGGTGCTGCAAAATCTTCCAAGAAAAGCTCTAAGAAAGGTTCCAAGAAAGGTTCCAAGAAAGGTTCCAAGAAAGGTTCCAAGAAGATGAGAGGCGGTGCTAAGAAAGCCTCTAAGAAAGGTTCCAAGAAGGGTTCCAAGAAAGCTTCTAAGAAGGGTTCTAAGAAATAAATAATATAAAACAATTTTATTATGATAATAATTTATACTATGTTCAAGTGTTTTACACAATAAACTATTAAATTCTACAAAATACTAAAGATTTCATTAATTCAAATGTTTCCATATCGTTTGAATCAAATATTGTAATATCTATACATGAATCTGTTGTAATGTTATAATTCATTACAAGAGGGTCATAATGAATACCATTATAAAACAGATAAATTCGTTGGGGGTATTTTTTATCTTCACCATAAATATCTATTCTATTGGTTTTCACATCTATACAAGCTATTTGTATCTGAAATATTTCACTAAACATTTTCACTTCAAGAGCTCCTCCCCAATTTTTAGGATTTTGAATAAAATCAATGTATTGCTCTTTGGACTGTTCAAGAAAAGTATTGTCAAATTTATCTTCAAGTAAATAATTAACAATAATATGTCTGAAATAAAGTGATGATTTTTCATTAAAATTAGTTCTATCAATTAAATATGCTACAGCACTAAATAGACACGAATTATCAGCATCTACTTCTCGTCTAATAGGATACAAATCATTGATGTTTGATTGATAATTTTCCATTAAATAAATATAAACTAAAATAAATTAATAATAATTTCAATATTTTTATTAAATATTTATTTCAATAAATTTTCCTGATGAATGAGGTACATAAATTGTTTTATCATGTTGTTGAATACATCTAGAATATTCTAGTTTTGAATTAATAGTATATTGAGATATATTATATTCAAGTATTTGTTGATGAAGAATATTATTAAATTGACTAAAACTATATTCACTAATCATATTTTTATTACTTGTTTCTAATTTAAAAATATGGTCACGATATTTATCATTTGAAATAATATATGGTTTTGACCCATAATTTAGAAAAAACCACATAATGAAATTATCATCATTCATATTATATGGTGTTAGATAGCATGATATTTTTAATTGTGAAACCAGATTTGGCCATTTTTTTAAATGTCTTTGATGAATAACCAATAGTGGATTTCCAATCTTTTCCTTTACTTGTTCAATAACTTCTTTCAAGTCATTCAAACTAGAAGGATTAATTAAACCAGACCTTGCATGAATAATATTACCACCATCAATAATTGCATCAAAATCTGTTAGTTGACAACATGAAAATCTGTTTAGTTTTCTAACATCTTCAGTTCCAATAATATCTTCAACATAATTTTTAATAGTGTCAATAATTTTAGAATCAATTGTATTCAGTGTTAATTTTTTTTTATCGCCATCAACCAAAGGATAAGAATTGATTGACGATTCTACAAATAATCCCGATATTAAACCCAAAAGAATAAATAATTTATTTTCAATAACAAAATCAACATCTTTTGAAACAATAATAGCATCAGTACTATTTGTAACCAATGAAAAAATACTACTAAAATACTTGACAGAAATATTAATATCAATTTGATAAAAATATTTTGCCAAATTAAGATAGTCGCGTTTCATCATACTAAATTTATTAATAGCTCCTAGAGTAATAATTTGTTCAATATTACTTGTATCATTAATTGAAATGAAATATAATAGCAAATTTGAAATTATTCCATTATTTTTTGTTTTAATAAGATTTTCCAAAGAAAATGTCAACACTATTTGGTTTACCAATTCTGAATTGGTAGGGTTTTTGTATAATAAAAAAGCAAGTTGATTCACCCCTTTTTTATCTAATTTATAGTCGCTAATATTAATATGTTCCATTATATATTTATAATTATTATATTGTATTAAATAATTTCAATTTTTTAATTATTTTTCATAAATATATTTAATATGGATAATAAAAATGATGAAAACTATATAGATTTAGACCCATGTATTTTTGAAATGCATGATGATATAATTAATATATCTGAATCAAATCCTGAAGCATTTTATAAAAATCTGTATTTTAGAAATAATCAACAAGATTGCAATACTAATGATTATAAAAATACTAGTTTTTGTTTTTATTGTAAAACTAATTTAGTAATACCTAGTACAGAAATTAATAATTTTATTAATTTATATATTTATTCTAATAAAAAAAAACATATAAAATATCTGTTGCTTGTTTTTAGATTATGTCCAAATCTATTACCATTTAATTTTGTAATGACTAATAAAATATTAAGAAACACTATTTTTAATTTGTTAAACATAACTGATAATTTTAAAGATAATCCTAATGATAGAAGTTATTTAGATATTATTAATGATTATTCTGTTTATAACAGATATATAAAACATATTAATAATTTAATAAATTTACAACCATATGTATATGAAATTTATTTCAATCAACCTAATTTAAAATTTAGTGATTATATAAAGTGTTCTACTTGTAATAATTATATTTGTCCTATGCATGTATTTTTACTGGATTATTTCTGTTCAAGTTGTAGTTTTTGTGAAAAAAAATGGTTTGTTTGTGGATACTGTAGACCAATATTTAATGAAGAATATGCTTGCAAATATATCCATAAAAAATAAAATCTACTTATCATTATAATTTCATGAAAAAATTCTTTGAACTTTATTTAAAATATAAATTTCTAAATCCACAAAAAGGTGGGGAAAATAATAAATCAATTGATATTATTTCATTTAATGTACTAAATTCTGATTTTAACTATTCAATAAATTTATTTAAAAATTATTCAGAACAAATTAAACAAATTTATTCAGATAATTTAACAAAAAAAGAATTAATTCAAATAATAAAAAATTTAGTTAAAATAGAAATAAAAGAATTTGAGCTATATCGTAAACAGAAAATATTAATATTAATTAATTACTGGATTACATCCAATCATATAGTATGTTTGCAAGAAGTTAATAATAGTTTACTTGGAACTTTAAGTAAAATTTATGGAAATCAACTAAAATCAACGTTTAATAATGATATACAACATAATGACTATAGAGTAACTATTGTCCCAAAATCTTATCAAATAATAAAAACTAATAAATTAATTTTTGATAATAAAATTAAAGTCAATGAATGTTTAATTACTCATATTAAAGATAATAAAAATGAATTAATTATTTTTAATTTACACATTCATTGGAAAAGTAAAGAATCAGACTATTATAATTTTGCTAAACAAATAAAAGAATATATTGAATTAAATAAAAATTCAATTTCATTTATTATATGTGGTGATTTTAATTGTTCAATTAATTCACCTTATTTTACAAATTTTACTCAAGAAATTAATGATAAATTTAAATTAGATTTTAATTCAAATAAATATAATGATGATTATACTTCATATGATACAAAAAATAAAAACACGAAAGGTTGGATAGACCATATATTATCACATAACTTGATAAATAATAGTCCAACACAAACAACAAACAAAATTAAAAATTTAGATATATTTTATGATGTAAACCAATTGATTGAAAATATAGTTAAATTAAATAAATCTGTAATTAAGACAAAAGAATTCAATATTACTAAAAAAAATTTAGAAATATTTAAAGTTGACAGTTTTGTATCAGATCATAAACCAGTATATGCTAGTTTTGGATATTATTGATACAATTTAATTATAATAATTGTTTTAATAATTTTGTTACTTTGATTTAATATTTGTGCTGTTTTATCATAACTGGTTTTATTAATAATAATTTTATATTTAGATTCTAAACTTTTAAAATCATAATCTATAAAATACTTAAAATTTTCTTCTTTCATAATATCTGGTATTTTATTTTTCATTAATTGTTCCCAGTAAATATTTTCATTAATTTTTTTAATTTCATAATCAGATATATTAAATGTATTTGTTTTTGATTTAATATCAAAATTAATCATTACACGTGAAGAATGTAGTGATACCATATCTTTAATGTTTTCACATATGATTTCGCCCAAATTATTTGAATAATAAACACGTCTAATTTTTATCGATTTCATCATTTCTAAACAATTTTGACATGGTCGTGCATTAACTAATTGTATATTTCCCTTATCACTTTTATTAATTCTGATTACCATAACATCGTGTTTCTCTCTTTTTCTAGAATCTAATTGAAAACGCCAACCAAATTTTCTATCATAATTAATTAAATTACCAAAATGTGAAACTAAAACTCGTGCTTCTGCGTGTAGACTTCCACAAGTGTAACCTCTATAACAATTTCTCGATACATTACATTTTGGAGTATTAATCATTTTCCCATATTGTAGTAGACAAGCAGCTAATTGATATTGATTTGAACTATTACAAGCCTCATCAATTAACTTATTACATAATAAATTAAACTTAAATGACATTAACTTAATAGTTATTCTACTTGATTTTTTAAATATCAATTTTTTTTAATGTAAAAAAACAACAAGCAATTTTTTTTAATGTAAAAAAACAACAAGCAATTTTTTTTTAATGTAAAAAAACAACAAGCAATTTTTTTTAATGTAAAAAAACAACAAGCAATTTTTTTAATGTAAAAACTAAATATAATCACATGATTCTGTTATATATTTATCATCAGATAATTTAATTACTTTGAAAGGTTTTGTACATCCAAAAACAAGGTCATCTCGAATTAATATATAACAATTAGCTTCTGTTTCATGTGGATTAATTGGTTTCATGTCTTTTTTGAAAACAGCGTGTCTGAAAATTCCACAATTAATTTCCTTGATATTTATAGTAACTATATGATTACAATGAGGGCATTCAACATATATATCCATTATTATATAGTATATTATATTAAATATAAACTAAATTCAACTTTTTTACCACTAATTTAATAGCACATCAATATATTGTTTTGCTATTTTTTTAATAGTCTCTTTTTCTTTGTCAGTTTTATTATCCCAGTGTTTAACTTGTTGGGCTATTGCATAATTTTTCTTAAATACTTTTTTATGTTTGTCAATGAAATTATAATATAAAGCATCCCATATTACATCCCAACTGCCATCTCTTTTAAAAGAACTCATTTTATTAATATAATTAGATGATGAAAAATATGGTCTTGTCATTATTGTGCCACCATCAGCATATTGACTCATACCAAATACATTTGGAATCATAACCCATTCATAAGCATCTATTGTCCACTCCATAAATATTCTGTATACTTCTTTCGGGTCAATCATACAAATTAACATAAAATTACCCAAATACATGAGTCTTTCAATATGATGAGCATATGCATAAGTAACTAATTTATTTATTATAGAATCAATTGGTTTAATATTAGTTTTAGCTGTCCAAAATTTTTCATTTAATTGATTATTATGATTTAAAAAATTTTGCTTGAATAATTGATGACCATCTAACATATAAATAGTATAAACATAGTTTCTCCATCCGATTACTTGACGAATAAAACCTTCAAATGATTCAATACTTATAGATTTTTTATTATCTAAATAATATTGATATGATTTTGTGATAACTTGAGTATCAGTTAATATACCAATATTCATCATTGGACTTAGTACAGAATGATAAACAAATGGCTCAGATTCATTAACAGCATCTTCATACGGTCCAAAATTACCAAGTCTTTCTTCTAAGAATTTGTTTAACCATTTTAACGAACTTTTTGTATCAATAGGATAAATAAAATTATCTAATGAACCATAATTATCTGGCCAATTTTTATTTACATAATTAATTGCATCTTTGATATATTTATTATTTAAGTTTTTGGATATAGTTTTAGGAACTTTAATTTCTTTTGGTAATGGCTTACGATTATTTATATCATATGACCATTTTCCACCAACAGGTTTATTTAATGAATCAATTAATATTTTTAATTTTCTTCGTTGATATTTATAAAATTCGTCATGAGAATACTTTTCATTTTTATATATTATTTTTTTAACTTTATCTAGTTCATCTAACTTAATTAACCAATTAATATTATCAAGAATTATTAGTTTTTTTCCAAAGAAATTCTTTAATTTTTTTTCAAGTACATAATCTCCTAGACTGACAATAGTTATACTATCTGATTCTAGCTCTATATTTGAATAAAATAAGTTTGTTGCTTCATTGAAATTTATGTATTTTACATTTATTTTTTTCTTTTTCAAAAAATCAAAATACTTTTTCATAGAAGCTCTATGGTAAGCTAATTTTAATTTGTGAAAAGAAAAATCTGTAAAATATCTTGGTTCTTCAATTAAATAAACTTGGTTATTTTTATTTGGACTATTTTTAATCCATTTTTTAATGAAATCAATATCTGAAAATAATTGCGTTGGAAAAATTAATAAAGTCATATAAATATATGAGATTATTAATTTTTTAGACATTGGGTAAATACCCAAACAATTTAAACAAAGACATCATCTTATTTAATAAATTAATAGATACTTATCATTATTTGATAAAAATCAAAAATTAAATTGTTATAAAAATGTGTTTTTTTTTCGTATCAGTGACACGATTTTAAATAAATAAAATACAACTGCACTATTTCTAGTGACAGCCACGGTAAAGACCGTTTGCCGAGCTACCCGTAATGGGTCTCGTACGTTTGACTACCTCTGAATTTAAAAAGAGATAAGTGGAATTACATGCATCTTTTCCGATAACATCACCAATGCATGCGCCTAAAGCAGATAACTGAGCAAGTTGTTTGCATCATTACTCAGTCATCTGCTTTAGCCGCTTAGCCGCTTAGCTAGACTTGCCCTGCTTGGGAACGAAGTTGAGATACCATTCGTTCTTTTGGTGGTCGTGGAAGAACTTAATCCATGCTCCAGGAAGAATCTCTTCGAACTTCTTGCGAAGCCCAAATTGAAACCTCTGATCTTCTAGAAAGCAAGTACGGGAGAACTGGTAGACCTTGTCACCGTCACCTACTTCTAGAACGTCGTTTGGAATCTGGAGACGTTGTCTATAACGAGCGTTGACCACATGAGCAAACTGCTGTTGTAGCTCAACCAGCTTCTTTTGGGGAATCTGTGCTGCACACTCCTGGATGAACCTGTCACGCGCAAAGTTTAGGTACTTATTCTTCTCATCACGAGCTGCTTGTTGCGCAATTGTAAGCGGTCGCTTGACAAAAGGCTTGGGAGCTTCTTGTGGAGTAGTCTTGGGTCCTACCTTGGTCCAGGTTTCAGGCTTGGGCTTGGTTGTGAGCTTGATTGTGGGCTTGGGCTCAGCTACAGACACAGGCTCAGGCTTAGCTGTGGTTGCCCTCAGAGTCCAGACATTGCGAACAGTTGTGGGCGCAGCAGCAGCCGGCACAACGGGGGCAACATCAACAGTCTCTGGTGCAACAGCATCAAGCACAGGAGCAGCAGGTGCAATCTTAGCAGCTAGCTTGCGCTCTTGACGCTTGAATGCAGCTGGTGTCTTGCCTTCAGCTAGTGCCTGAGTCCGACGCTCCTCCTTCGCTTGCTTTTCTTGTTCTGCCAGTTTAGCTGCTTGTTCAGCAGCAATGCGTTCCTGTTCAGCCAGTTTAGCTGCCTGTCGACGCTCCTTTCGATTAGGAACTTTCAGACCGGCAACCTCAGGAGTCTCAGACTTAACATATTCAGCTGGAGCAGTGGGCTCGACAGCATCGATGACAGTTTGTGGCTCAGTAGGCTTGACAGGAGCAGCAGTAGGAGCAGCAGTAGGAGCAGCAGTAGGAGCAGCAATAGGAGCAGCAGTAGGAGCAGCAATAGGAGCAGCAGTAGACTTGAGCTCAGCAACAGGAACAGACTTTGCAGCAACAGGAACAGGCTTGGTAGTAGCACTGTTATTGCGTTCTAGGATATTGAGTAGTTGCTTGCGAAGATTCGCGATGCGCTGCTTCTGAATCGGTACTGGAATAATCAGTGAACTCAGACTATTAGTGTATTCAGCAACACGACGATTGATTTCGTCAAGTGTAAGAGTAGTTGAAGCCTTTGGAGCCTTGCGAGTCTTTGGGGTCTTGGCAGGAGTCTCAGGAGCCTTTGGAGTCTCAGGAGCCTTTGGAGTCTCAAGAACCTTAGGAGTCTCAGGAGCCTTTGGAGTCTCAGGAGCCTTAGGAGTCTCAAGAACCTTTGGAGTCTCAAGAACCTTAGGATCTTCAGAAGCCTTTGGGGTCTCAGAAACAGCTTCGGGAGCATCAGAGACCTTAGGAGTCTCAGAAACAGCCACGGATGACTGCATAGAAAACTCATCAAGGGTTACTGGCTTTCCAAAGCGGCGTCTGCGTCTAGTATTATAGCGTACTTCGGAGGAAGTGTTGCTAGTATTATTAATGTCAATGGAAACTGTAGAAGTCGACATGCTAGTTAAATTAAATAAGAACATACAAACTGTAAAAATTTCAATTTTTTTATTAGAAAGCAGTATTCTAAATAAACAATAAAAAGCAGTTTTTTAAATAAACAATAAAAAGCAGTTTTCTAAATAAACAATAAAAAGCAGTATTCTAAATAAACAATAAAAAGCAGTTTTCTAAATAAACAATAAAAAGCAGTTTTTAAATAAATAATAGTATTAGCCTTTAATTTTAATTTGTGTCTTATCAATACCATTAGCTATAAGATACTGATTAATATATTCAGAATGGTCACCTTGTAATTGAATGACTTTTTGGAGTCCATCATTAGATTCATTAGGAATGTCTTTGTAAGACCCATTACAGCCATTTTTCTTTTTGATAACTCTGATATGTTCCTTAATTTCCTTTTCAGGAATATTCCATCCACTTATGAATGTGTTCTTTTTACGACCATTTGCTTCAATCCAGATTTCAATGGAGGTTTCTTTAGTATTAGTATTATTAGTTTGAATATCTTCAAAAGGATTCATTAATTATAAAAGAATATGATAATTAAAATTTAAAAATTCAATTTTTATAATAATTCTAAGACATTAATGAATTATAGTTGTCTTTGAAAGATATTATAGTGTTATCTGTTTCAATATCTAGATTAATCAGCTTTGTTTTATTTTTAATAAATATTGTTGATAAATTAGAATCAGGTCTTTTATCAACCTTAATTACAGCTGGATTTTTCAAGTCAAAGTTATTTGCATATAGTACTTCCCTAATACTAATATTTTTGTTGATTCTATCAACACCATATATAATTACGATAAGATTTAAATTTTCTTTTAATCTTTGTATATAATCAATATATGACCCATGAGGAAGTTTAATATCACTTGGAAGTTTTTGAACACTTAGACATTTTGATTTGACTTCAATTTTCATTGAACATTTTTTACATATAATATCAAGCGAAGGTGTATGGTCACCAATAACATTTAATTGTGCACATTTACAGCCAGGACATTTAAAGTTATTTGCAATCCAGTGTTCCATTATATCTCCAATTTTTCTTTTAAATATTGGTGAAACTTTGGATTCTTTAGGGCATTCTCTGCAAATATGGTCACCATTGCAAAAGTAACATTTAATACTATTTTTCTTGATGTAAGAATAAGACATTAATATTATATATATATGTATATTAGTTCTTAAAAAATCAATTTTTTATCATTTTAAAGTCTTTATTAAATAGTTAATAGTATTAGTTAAATTAAATAAGTGTATAATAAACAGTAATAATTAATGCTTATTATAAACATATATTAGATAATAAAAATGAAATATTAAAAAATGCGAATCAATTTATAATTTATCGAAATCAACAACAGAATATTCTACTGGTTCATTAGATAAATCTGTACCACTACCATCAGAAAGTCCTATGTAACAAATGTTAGTATTATCTATGGCTTTATAATGAACTTCAATTGTATTATTAGTATAATCTAATGTAATATATGCTTCATAATTTAAATTCGCTGATAAATGTGCTGAATAATAAATAATTATATCTGTTGCTGTATTATAATATATTATGGTATCAATAGTTAAACCCTGCATAAACATTGATATTTGTTTATATCCAAAATAATTTGTTGAACTTATTGTATTATTATTTGCACCACCAAATGATATAGTTCCATTATTATTAATATATAATGAATTATAATTAGTACCATTAAATTTAAATGAATTATTATTAGGTAAAGTAATAGTAATAGGCGAACTAGCTGGTGACAACGAACTTGTATCTGGATAAGTTGTTGATTGTGACTTTGTAACATCATATCTAGTACAATCTGAATTTTTTGGTGTGTATGTTATTTTTGTACCTACTAAATTAAAATTAGTATTTTGTAGCATAATACCAAAAGGATTTTTATATGGTTTTACTGGTTCATTATATATTGTTATTTTTTTACTACCATCAATATATGTATTATTTCGATGTTGCATATATTGGTTAGTTAATATATAATTATAATTTGACAAACTTTTTATTGAAGATTTAGTTGATTTTATATTACTGAACATATAGTTATTTAATTTAAAAATATTATATCCTAAAAATGTATTATTTGATGGTGCATATGGCACATAAAATTCACATGTTTTATTTACTGCATAAAATGAATTAGTGTCAAAATTAATATTAGTTATATCACTAGTTTTAATATAAATTTTATTTAATCTATGACAAATTCTAAAAGAATCAGGATTAATATTTTTAATACCACTTCCAATAGTTACACTTGTAAGAGCTACACAAAATCTAAAAGCAGAATCACCAATTATTGTAACACTATTTGGGATGGTTACACTTGTAAGATATTTACAATAAGCAAAAGCCTGAATACCAATTGATGTAACACCATTTGGGATTGTTATACTTGTAAGAGCCCTACAATCAGAAAAAGCATTATCACCAATAGTTGTAACACTATTTGGAATGGTTATACTCACAAGATATTGACACATACAAAAAGCAAAATCACCAATTGATGTAACACTATTTGGAATGGTTATACTTGTAAGATATGAACAAAACGCAAAAGCACCTTTACCAATATCACCAACATCATAAGAATTACCACTAGTATCATTAATTCTATCTGGAATAATATAAGTAGTTGTAGTATTTCCTATTGCATATTGCAATAATGTACAGTTAGTATTATTAATATTATATAATGCATTACCATTAACAACAAATTTTGTATTACCACTAACAAGATTAAATGTAATAAGTGATGTACAACCACAAAAAGCATAATCACCAATTGATGTAACACTATTTGGAATGGTTATACTTGTAAGATATGAACAATTTTCAAAAGCAGAATCACCAATTGATATAACATCATAATTAATATTATTAATAGTAATCGTATCTTGAATAGTAACAGATGATGGTAAAGTGTTATCGAAGCCAATAACAATAGCAATATTTTTTACACTATAATAACTGTATTCAACACCTTGTATAGTTTCACTAGCTAATAATTTACTATAATTATCAATTAAATCAGTCCAATATGTCAATTTGACAGCATTATTAGTTGATTCTAGTACCCAGTCACCTCCATATTTTATATTACCAGTATTATCATTTGATGCTCCTACTGTTATTCCTGTTTCTGAATTTAATTTATTATAATAGTTAGTCCATGAACTATAATTTAATGTATTACATGCTAAGAAATCTATATTTTTAATGTTAAAATTAGTAATTATTTTTTTC